ATGCCAGAGTCCGACCTGCCTTCTTTCGTCCCACCTTCGATCGAAGAACTGCGGGACGTGTACCGGCGTCATCCGTGCGCCGAGGCGCGCACGCTGGTGATGGAGGTCGTGCTGCTACGTGAGCTGGTACAGGAGTTGGAGAGCTACCAAGAGGTCGTGCAGCGATGCTGGAGGAAAGAGGTTGGCGAGCAGCTTGTGGCGCTGGAGAGAATGCGGGATCTGTTTGCTGGAGAGAGGACGAGGAGAGGGGAGCTGAAGCCAAGGCTCGCAGTTCCCCCAGGTTCTGAACTTAAGATCCCGCAGAAGCGTTAGGTCGCGGCGTCTTAGAACTTCCGCGCCGCGAGGTTCACCTTTTCGCACGTCCCGGTTGCATCGCTGGAGGCATCACTGCGGGTCTTGAATCGGTGATAGTTGAAGTCGCCGGTATTTCGGTCGATCACCACTTCGCTGGTCCAGCCAGACTGGAAGGTATTGGTTATATCCCACTTCCCAGCGTCACTCGCGTCCTGAAGGTCAATGACGGGACCGGCCTTGAAGTTTCCCACAGAGATGCTGAGGTTTGTGCCATCGCCATTGATCCTCGTCACCCCGTTCTCGGTTTCGACCTGTAGGACAATTTTGCCGCTGTTCTTTTGTTCATTTCCGGACGGAAAACTTGTTGTCTCGGTGAAGTGGCACGAGAGCTTGATAATTTCAGCGAATGCGGGATTAGACAACGCGAAAGCTACAAGGCCGATCGCGGCAGCTCTTAACATGGATTTCCCCGGAATTTGGTTTGACCATAGTATAGCGAGCACTGATCGGATGAGTGCTCGCGAGCTATTGCGATCGGAGTGCGTCAGGTCGCGACGTTGCCGGCTGCGAGAGCTTCGAGGCTTTCAGTGGGGATGCCGCTCGACCGGTCCCCACTCGTAGTGCGGTGGTATTCTGGCAGCGAAAGGCCAATGCGCCGTGAGGGCATCCGCCAATTTAGCGCGCGAGAGCCGCCGCACAGATGATGGCAATGAGGAGGTCGGCATGAAGCTCAAAGCGGTAACGAGTGTTTTCGTCCTCGCTACTCTGGCTTGGCTACCGGTCTGTCGAGCTGACGAACTGGCAAAGCAGCAGCAAGCTCTCGCAGTCATTCAGCAATTTGCCTCTTCTCTATGTGACTCCGTAAAGGCGGAGGGCAAAACTGAGGCTTGGGACGTTTCAGCTGAGGCGAAGGCTCAACTGAATGGCGTCGTAAAAAAGCTGGCGGATCTTGGGGTTGGTGTGGCGGGAAAATATACGTCAAGCGAGTATCAGGGAGTGTTACAAGCGGATCTCAGCAAGGTGTTGGCTGATCAGACGCAGTGTAAGCTGCAAGTTTTCAACAGCCTTAAAGACAAACTAATCCCTTCGCTTGGTTCTTCACGGAATGCGGAGTCACATTCGGCCCGGAATGTGGAGCCACATGCGGGGGATTTGCTTGAATCGCTCAATAAGGATTTACTCCTAGACTTCTTTCCGGTAAAAATAAACTGGAACCTGAAATATTCAGATCTAAAAAAGGCAGTTGAAGGCAGCGGCCCTCCTGTACAGAAAAGCTTTGATCTGTTTATGAATAATGCGAAAGGTGAGGAGTCCGGTATAGTTACCGTAGTGGCGCCTGTTGATATAGTGACGCCTGACATTGTATTCACAAGCATGCAGATTCTCTTCGATTTTGATCGTGGGCGTCTTCAAGGCCTGGACGCGATTGCGCGTGGTGGCGCGGGTCCGAGGCCTCGACATGATGTCTATAAGCCTTATGAGGAGTGGCTACAGAATGACTTGGACTGGCAAAACCGGTCATCGCGCGTTGAAAGTGAGTGTAAACGACAGGAAGCGCTTGCCATTAAGTTGTCAGGCTTACTGAATAAGCCAGCCCGCTCGCGGGCCGTCTACAAATCGGAACCCTACCTGCCGACAGACGGCGAGTCGTTAACTTATCGCGCTGAACGGATTGCTCTCTATTTTCCACCACAAAACGGGGGCGTTATAATAGATCAACACGTTAATAAGGTTATATCCAAGTCGTCCCCTCCGGAAACGACGGAAACATCCTTGTTTTCTCTATCGGGCAGGGAGTTGAATTGCACTCTATCGGTTAGTCTCAATCGTGTAAAAGATAGCGGTTTTGACGAATTTTCTTCGTTGGACTCGCGTATTGACGAGTCCTACAAAGATATAGAGAAAAACTGAACGTGATTGTTCAGGCCGTGTTGCCGGCCGCGAGCGCGTCCAGGCTTTCTGCGGTGATGCCGCTCGACCGTTCGCCGATCTTGACCAGCTTCAGCTTGCCCTGATTGACGAGACGGTAGACGGTGGTGCGCGAGATGCCAAGCTGCTGCATCACGGCGTGGATACGGTAAAGCTTCGGGGGCGGCGTGGCGACAGTGGTGGATGTCATCGTAGCTCCGGTGGTTATTGGGTTGGCCAGGAGCGCTATGGTATGTGTGGCGGGACACGATCTGCAACCGAAACGATGAAAGTATCGTATAGTTCCAGTCCGTGTCATAGTGTTTCGAATGCGATCAGGTAAGCGCAATAAATTGGATGCGTTGGGGGCTTAGCCGGCCGGGCCGCAAGGCTGCGACAGGCTTAGTATACGGGGCGCTGGCAAAACGCGCGCAGCCGCCATAAGAATGACATGACAAGTATGGAACTATTCAAACTCTTATCGGACGTGCTAGCTGATATTGCGAATGCTTTCGCGATTGCAGCTTCTGGGGTCGTTCTATATGCTTTCTTTAAAAATAGGAAGAAAATTTCCGCTGCGGTCGATTTGCTGCTCAATTATTCATTCCAAACCACTTTGGGCGAGTTGAAAGAAAAAATAGAGCGACTGAATGAATACAACGCGAATGAGCCCGATGACATCCCAGAGATAAAAAATATCCTTCACGAAATTTCTGGTCAGATACGGGGAAATAAGCGTCTATCGGATTCCATCCCGGATTTGGCAAAGAAAATAGACCGATTGGCGAGTGGGAAGAAACTCCCTGAGACATCTAAACGGTCCATCGTGAGTGAGATGCGAGAGCAACTAAAGAATATTCAAACTGTGAACATTGAAGCAATTGCGGGAATTGAAAATGAGTAAAATTGTTCAGGCCGTGAATTCGATGATTGCGCACCAAGATCTGATATCTGACGTGACGCGAGGGGAGAATGAATTTTTTTTCTTGTACAAGAGAAAGTACAAATGGTCGCTAGTTCAAAGGGATGACGGGGTTTACCTTTGGTATTATCCTGGTTCAGAAAGTATAGAAGATCTTTGCCGAATGGAAGCGAACGGTGAGTGGGAACATGTTGATATGGTTAAGTACCACGATAGAGAAATCGGCACGAAGGAGGCAGTCGCGTCTTTTTCGGAACTCTTCACCTTGGTTAAAGAGAAGCTCTACCGAGTGGACGAAGTCCTAGATGATATTATCTCGGATGATGACATCTGATAATCGCGACCACGTCGTTTAGCCGATCTCGACGGTAATAAAGTGAAAGCGTTCATCAAGTGTCATGGCATACGCACGAGTCCCGTGCATGCAGGGCGGTGGTCGCGGCAACCAGTGTGAATTGAGATCTGCGGGTACGACAATGCCAGCATTGCATTTGCGACATACGCGTGCCGTGGAGCTATACGATCAGGCGATGTCGGATGTTCAGCCGCTCGTCGCCTGTTCCTCTAGACCGTGGTTACAGCGGCGTTGAACGTACCGGCACTTCCAGTCGCGCCAGTCGCGGCGTCATATTGCGCGACACTGAACCGGATGGTGTTGATCGCCGCCCCTTGGTCGGTCGTTTGCATTGCTTGCGTGTAGACGAACGAGTTGGCGGCAGCGGTGACAGTGCGAATTACAGTGGTCGTGGTGCCCTTGTTGATCTTCAGTTGCCACTGCTTCGTGGCGTCTCCCGTCCACTTGATCGTGATGTCACCACCCGCCGCCGTGTGAGTCGCTGCCAGGTTCGTAGGCTTCGTTGCCCACGACACTGCCGCGCCGCTCTTCGTAGCGGCTTTCCCAACGATACCCGTGTTGGGATCGACGATGGACACACCGAAGTAGTAGTTCGCCGTGTCGAAGCCGTAGTCCTTCACGATGTCCGCAGCGGTGTACACCTGCTGTCCAACGCCCGTAACGAACCACTGATGCAGCGGCGCATTGTTGTTGACGCTGTAGCTTGTGACTCGATACTGAACACCCGCCGTAGCCGTCCAGGTGTAGAGGATGTCGTTGTTCGGCTGCTTCGCAGCGGCGAGTCCAGTTGGCGCTGCACCGACCGCGCCAACCGCGCCGTTCCAGTCGTAGTTGACGCCTGTCTTCCCGCCGAGCACTTGTGCAATACGCACGCCGAGGTAGCTCGGCGTGAAGCCATAGTCGGCCACGTTCTGCGCGGCGATGTAGATCGCCTCGGTGCCAGTGAAAGATCCGAGCGCGCGGACCACGGTGTCCTCCTTGCCGGCGTCCGTGTCCATGATCGAGACCGTGTAGCTGACGTTCGACAGGTTCCGGCCCAAGGCGTCTTTGTACTGGATGTGGATGTTGCCGTCGCCGTCCTGAACCACGGAGGTGATGATCGGCGAGACCGGCAGGGCAGCGGGGTCGTACTTCTGGCCAGCAGCGGCGAGGTTCGTGCCGCTGTACATCGCGTCGGCCATCGTAGTGGCCACACGCTGGTACGTCGCCGCCTTGTAGTGCTCGTAGTTGTCCTGGTTCGGCGCGGCCTCCGGAATGAAGTCGTCGACTGAGGTAGCTGGCAGATCCATGCCGAAGTACGTCTTGCCAGACTGCGCCGACGAGATCAGTGCCTCAGCAGCGCTGAGTTGGTCGAACGCGCCGACGCCGTAGGGCAGCGGAGGATTGCCCACGTACGCCCCAGCGGTCGGGCTGATATAGATCGGCAGGTTGGCTATGCCGAGCTGTGCGCGGAAGTAATTGAACGTGCTTGTGAGGCCGGAATAGAAGCGCGTGACGGTCGGCATCGGCGTGATGCTCGGCTCGTCGAAGCCCTGAATGTCCGTGTCCTGAATCCAGACCATGCCAGCCGGCGTCAGGCCGGTGGCCTGCACAGCCGCGACGAGCTGCGTGGCGCGTGGGCCAGCGCTGTTCGCATCCACATCCCAGTAGTAGTTCGTCGGGTTCTTCGGGTAGTTGTCGGCCGCGGCCTTGTCGATCGTCGCGGAACCCCATGCGACGGACAGCGGCATGACCTCGATCGGCTTCAGCCCGAAGTTCGCGGCGTAGCGCTGACGGAACGTCGTGGCTGACCAGAGGTCTTGTGTGGCTCCGGACAGGTTCATGAAGTGCGCGGCGCTGTTCGAGTCGCCCGCGAACAGAATCATCTTCTTCACGAAGCTGTTATCGAGCGTCGCTGCTGAGTTGAACAGTGCGCTCGCCGGCCCGATGAGTGTTCCATCCGGCTTGCAGCGCGTGACGCGGAAGAGGGGGCTGGTTGGCGCATACCCATAGTCTGGAACGCTCTTTTCAACCGGGTAGTCGTAGCTTGTGATGCCGCTCACGACCTCGCTGCGCTTGACGGTCGTACCGTTGGCTGCGATGACTTCCACGAGATAGCTGTCAGCCAAGACGTTGGTGTCTTTGCCGTCCTGCCAATAGAAGCGCAGGTCGCCGTAACTCGTAGATGCTGCTCGCAACGCTACCGGCGCGGAGGCGCGAACGGCGCTGGCGAGCGCGGAGTGGCGGGGCATGACGAGGACGGTCATACGAATGCACCCCCCGATCCGATCAACTTGTTTGCTGGATCCCAGGAACCTTCCACGGTGGCCAGCAATGCGTCAGCGTTCGCTGCGGTCGCCGCTACCGGGCGTGCGCCGACGAACTTCACCTTGTCGGCCCAGTTCACAGCATGGTTGCCGGCGCCGTCTTGGGTCAGTGCCAGCTCGATCGTCTGTCCGTTCTTGACGTTCTTAAAGTCAAGGACAACATCCGCCGTCAAGACCCCGTGGAACCGCAGGCCCAACGAGCCGTCGATTACGACGTTGCCAGCGAGATTGCCGAGCTGCTGCCACTGCGCGGCGCTCCACATCTCATGGACGCCAACGAGGCCTTGTGGATCTCCTGCAATCAGATCCGCGGCGCTCGCGATGCTGCCGACCACCCATTCAGAAGTGACCAGTTGCTTCGAGTTGTCGCCCTTTTCAGGCGATGCGTACGCGACGATGCGGCCGTCCGGATACACACCCAGCAGCCGCTTCACGTCAGCCGGTCCTTGGGTGTTCGGTGGCATGTACTCGACCACCCAACCTTCGCTGCCTGGAATCGTCTTCCTGTCGGGGTCAGCCGGATCGTAGTTCTCGATCGTGCCGAACATCCAGCTACCTTGCTTCGGGTCGTCGTAGCCGCCGTAGTCCGGATAGATGTTGCGGACCATGCCAGTGGAGCGCCGTGCGAAGATCGTGCCGCTCGTGTTGTGGATGACCCGGCCGTAGGGAAAGGTGCCGTTGCCGTCCAGCTCGATGCCCATGCCACCGACCGTCAGGTTCCGTTCGCTGGACACGATGATGCCCAGCTCCCAGCCGCCGATGCCCGCGTAGCGCCCGTTGGCCTTGTCGCCCCCGTTGCGGATGAGCTGGTAACCAGTGACTTGCGCGGCCCAGAAGTTCATGCCCGACACGTGGTAGCCGAGTTCGTCTTCGCCAGGGATGTTGTTCTGCCCCTGCACCTGAACGCCGAACGCGGGCCGGGTGATGTCGACGCGGTAGAACTCTTTCTGCACGGAGTCCCAGTAAGCATTCGACAGGAGCCAGATGTCGCCGTCGATGACCTGCAAGCCGCCACGGTTGATCGAGTTGTCGTCCAGTAGATTTAGACCACCTAGTAGGCTACCGCTTACCTTGTTGATGTTCCCCGCGTATTGGCCGATGTACGTTGTGCCGCCGTCGAACGTGCTGAACGTGATCACGTCGTAGCCGCCCTTCTGGGTCGTCAGCGTCGGCGTACCCTTGAAGTTCCAGTTGATGTTCGAAGGCCATGAGGTCACATTGTTGCCACCCGTGCCTTGGTTCAGGACCAGGGTGAACTGGCGGGCGATAGTCGGATCGTCCGTTGCGTACTTCGAGAACGTGATCTTGGTTGCCGGGTCGTTCAGCGTCGCAAAGAACGCGCTACCCGGCACGCTCAAGTCGATGTCGAGCTGGCCCTGCGCCACGTTCAGGAAGTTGATCGGGTACTTCCCGATGTCACCCATGTCACCCTTGTCGCCTTTCTGCCCCTTCAGGCTGTAACCAGCAGGCCAGACGCCGTTGGCTTTCGGGCCGTACATGAAGCTGGTGTCGACATTGATGTACGAATCACCATCGTTGCCGATCGTCCCGGTCGGTGCGCCCGTGCCATAGATCATCCGGATAGGCGTGGCCCCGCCCGCCGCAGCCAGCATGGGCGAGATCACGACCACGGTCGGCTGCTGGTCGGGATTTGTCGGGGTCAGTGGGAGAGTTGCTGAACTCATTGCTGGCCTGCGTCGTTATTCTGGTTGAGGATCTTGTCGAGGATTTCTCGGTCGCTTTTGACTACAGCAATGCAGGAATTGAGCTTCCGCACTGTTCCGTCTGCGCGGTCGGCTTCGCCGAGAAGAAATTCAGTAGCCGACACCGAAAGTTCGGCTCCTCCGGAGTCAGTAGGTACGCTGGTGCTGGAGCCAAGTGAACCTGCGGCTGGTTGACTGCCACAGGTCGCGGCTGCGTCACGCAAGCGGAGAGAGCCATCGCGCACGAGGCGCAGATCGAGATCGTGCTGAGTAGCCGCATCTTTCAATTTTCCTTCGTAGTCGAGCGAGATCCGGTTGATCACGATGCCCGATTGGGTTTGAGTGAGGAGGGCACGCGCGTCGGCCTCGTGCTGCTTGAACAACAGCGCCTGTTCTTGGTCGGCGTTGTTCTTAGCGATGACACCCTCGTAGTGGTCGCTGGTCACGTACCACGAGGCAGTGGCGGCAATCGCTGCCGCTACTACTGCGGAGATCAAGGTCAGGTTCATTGCTTCGGCTCCGGTAGCGAGCGCACGAAGTTGCGGAACATGAGGTCGATCAGCTTCGTGTTGCCGTAGCCGGCGATCGTGATAGCGAACGCCTCACGCGCCGAATCCCATTCGAAAGACTCACACAGGAAGAACACCAGCAACCCCGCTGTGATGGAAGACATGGAGTCCTTCAACACTTCCAGCTTCCAGCGCGTGAGATCCGGCGCACGAGACAGTTTCTGAAGGGTTGACGCTGCGCCGCCGATGCTCGACAGGATGATCGTGATGGCATAAGCCAGCACCGGGATGCTGGCGAGGTCTTGCCCGAAGGCCACTTGCGTGTGGGTGGCCGCGTATGCCGCTGCGGACCAGGTGAGCGCGAGCAGAAGCGCCCAGATTCTTATTGTTTGTTGCACGTCCGACCCCGTTCGAGAAGTAGATTGCGGAAGCTCAGCAGAAGACCAAAGAAGGCCATCGAGCCGTACACCGCGAAGGCGTCAAGGGGGACGCTCTTGTATGTTTGTTCAGCGATGAATAGGAAAGAGGTAAAGGCGAATGACACAACCGGATAAACCCAGTGTCTCCACCTAAGCCCCCATTGAAAGACGTACCGCTCGGGCATGAGATCGTTGACAACGATGTCGATCAGCAGCAGTGCGACAGCTCCGATCAGCAGCGTGGTGTAGACCGCTCCACCGCTCACGTCGCTGACCGTGGCAACCCAGTTGTTCGTGAAGCAGGCAAGGGCGACGACCAGCACCGCGTAGGTCGTGAAGCCCAGACGTGCTATGAAGTCGCTCGTGCGTGCCATCAGTTGACTCCCAGCGCGGCGCGGGCCAAGGCGAGATAGTGCTGACGATCGGCGAGGCCGTTGGTGCCACCGTTGACCACCTTCGTGACTGCGATGAAATCTTTCTTCGCCGCGAGGTCGTCGAGACGATGGTTCCACCAGAAAGCCGCAGCGCTCAGACAGGCGTTCTCCGGTAGTTCGAGCAGTTCCGGGTGGTTGATCAGGTCGAGGTCGAGCAGAAGACCCATGAGCACGTAGTTCGTGTAGCCCGTGCATTGGATCAAGCCGCGGCCTTTGTACAAGACGCCCCAACCAGGTTGCGTGTTGCCGAGGTCTTTGCGGCCTTCATAGGCCTGCCCGCTGGCAAGTTCCTTGAGCCATTGGCCTTCGCCAGACTCGTGCGAGACTTGCGCCAGGAACTCGACGATCTCTTCGGAGGTGTCGATGCCGAAGCGCGACATCGCGGAGTTCAGCAGCGGGGCAAACGTCACACATCGAGCTGTCGGTGCGTGCGTCCAGATCTGCCGAAGCTGATCGGATGTGATGGCCATGAAGCACTCTGTGGTGGTGGTGAGTGCCGAAATTTTATTGGCCGTGAAAACTCAATACAAAGAGTTTCTTCGCACAGCAAACGAAAAGGGAACCGCGTGGGTTCCCTTGTGAACTACTCTGAACCAGAGTGGTATCAGGCGGTAATCGCGTTGGCTTCGGGCAGCGTGCCGAGCGGCGGGATCACGATGCCGCTCGGTGCGGTCGCCGGCACAGCCTGGTGCGCGGCGAGTTGGTCTTGGAGGTTCTTGACCTGCTCGCGCAGGCCAACGGTCGCGCGCTCTTGCTCAATCTTGTTCAGTTCATTCAGATCCTGCTGTTGTTGCATTGCGACCAGCGTGTCGTCGAGCATCGACTGAACCTTCGCGCTCGAAGCGAGCGCGGTTTGAAGAGCCTGCTGCGTGGTGAACAGCGCGGCCTCCGCGTGTGCGACGCGGTCCATTTGCTCGTTACGTTGGCGCGTCAGCGCGTCGATCAGCGGCTGGGCGTCGAGGGGTTGTGGGGCTTCGTTCATTGCTGTTTGATCCAGATAGGTTTGCGGGTGGTGGACCGCGTGTTGGTGATAGGGCCGAAGACGTTGCGGCGGTGCTCGGGCAACTCGCCAGTCATCGGCTCGATGGTTCTCAGGCTGCAGCCAGTCAGCTCGAACAAGGCGGTGGCCAAGAACACCACGTTGTCGCTGTAGGCGCTCTCACAGGTCACGTCCCAGAGATCGTTCTCAAGAAACATGCAGGAGCCTTTGCAGAGCTGCACGACCGGGCAGCTCGAACAGTCTTTGCGGGTTGACCAGTGACGTGACGATTCGACGCGCACCGCGTCGATGTTTTCGAGCGAGCCGGCGCGGTGGCTCTTGCCGTTTGGCGCGACGGAAACGGTCGATACGTTCTGGCACGTCAGCACGTCGCCGTTGAGCGTGACCGTCAGGCTGTCGCCGCGATCGGAGCCGCACTTCTGGCCAACTGCAATGCCGGGTCGGCTCGTCTCGACCGAGCGTGCGAAATCGTGGATCTTCTCAGTCACGCTCGTGAAGTTGATCGCGTCGCCGCGGCGCAGCTCTTCGAAGGCTTGCTTGCGGTAGACGATGTGATCGGCCAGGTTGTCCATCGACATGCCTTTGCCGCCCTCGTCGTAGGCGTCGATCATCATGCCTTCGCCGATCGGCACGTTCGGGTCGCCGGTCAGCTCAATGAAGAACTTCTGCGCCGCCGCGCGCGACCGGTTGTCCTTGTGCAGCATGGTGTTGAACGACATGCGACCCAACGGCGCCAGACGCTGGTACAGCGTCAGGATCGCCTCGCGCGCGAGCGGATCGTCGAGCGGGTCAGGGCCGCGCGTATTCTGGCCGGGACCATCGTGTGAGAGGCCAATCTGGAATCCATTCGTGATCAGCCACGCGATCCTATTCTGGTCGAGCAGGGAGCCGTTCGTGATCATCTTGAGGGTAAGGGCAGGGTAGCGCATCCGGAGCGCGTCTACGAGCGGCACGAGCGTCTTCCAGTAGACCAGCGGCTCGCCACCCCAGAACTCGACCGTCGCGTCGTCAGCGAGGCTGGCAGACCATGTCAGGCGCGACATGAAGTGATCGACGGAGTAAGGGCCGGTTTGCTCGCCGTGCGGTACGAAGCGCTGCGAGCAGTATTCGCAGCTGTAGTTGCACGAGAGGCCCAGTTGGATCTTCAGGGTGCGGATGATCGCGTCCTTGCGGCCGGGGGGCTTGGCAGGCACGTACGGGTGGTCGCCGGTCTTTGACATGAGCGAGCGGCCAGTGCTCGCGTCCGTCAATTGGCTCGACATGTTGTTGTACAAAAAACTACGCTCGACGCCAGCGGCGTCGAGCGCTTTCAGAACGAACGAGGTCATTGCTGCTCTGTGGTGGTGAGGTAGGTTTCCTGCCGCGCGCGGAGCGCGGTTTTGAACGCGACCACGTCATCGACAACGATCTTCGTATCCTTCAGTTTCAGCACACCAGCGTCAAGGAGTTTCTGGCGGTACTCGTCGGGGATCAACGCGGAGACCCACTGCGTGAGTAGATCCACTTGTGCTTCGAGCGCGGCGAGGGAGTCGTTCGTCTTCGTGTCCTTCAGCAGCTTGTGCTTCGCGTGCCAGCGGTCGATGGTCGGAGCCAGCTCGGGCATCACGCGCTTTAGCAGCATGTCACCCGAATCCGTGGAGCTATCCTCCTGCGGCGTCGGGTTGTTCGGTTCTTGCGTGTTGACGAAGAAGACCACGGTGAAGCTCTTCTTGTCGGCGGCAACCCCGACGATGCAAACAGGCTGGAATGAGTCGAGGTTCTTGCGGAACATGCAGCTCGACCAGCTATCCTTCGACTCGTGAAGATCGCTACCCCAGACCGGCACGTACTGACCCGTGCGGCTCTTTACCAGATGCAAGACATCGAGCCCGAACTCGACTTTCTGCAAGTCGAACTGCCAGTAGAGCGACAGTTCCTTGCAGCTGACCACGAAGCCGGTGGGCGTCGCAATCGCGGTGGCTACCGCGCCGACTTTCTTCAGATCATCTCCCGCGAGAGTGGCGGGGATCAGGGACTTATGCAGCAGCATCTTTCAAACCCTCCCAGTTGAAGGTGCTGTAGTCGAAATCGAAGCCGTCCGCACCGGCCGAGACCACGTAGCCTTCCGCGATGATCATGTGGCAACCGCCGACGATCGGCAGGTAGACTGGCGTCTGTGACGGGTAGGGGAAGCGAGCCAGCGTCTTACGCTTCCAACCGGAGATGTGCGCGAATTCGTCCGAGCGGTCGTCCAAAAGACGAACGTCATCATTGTCGGGAAGCCCCTTGACCACGCCTGCGTGCACACCGTTCAGCCACGACTCCTTGTCGTAGACACCCAGCCCCTGCTCGCCGTGTCGGCGCGTCCAGAAGGCGTGGTCGTCGGTCCAGCGGAAGGGCTCGTCTTCGAAGCCAACCATCCAGCGGTCGCCTAGTTTTGGCGTCTCGACATCGAGCACGGATTCGGGGCCGAGCGGCGTCATCAGCACGTCGCCGACGACGATGTCCTCGACGTTCTTCCAGGAGCGGTCGGCCATCATGATCCGCGTGCCAGCCGGGAAACAGGTGCAGGCGCAGTTGCAGTTGCAGTTGGTCGAGGTCCGGACCAGCTGGACCTGTCGGCCGCTCTGCTGTAGGTAGAAGCCGGCAGGCCACGAGACGTTGCCACCGGCTTTGTCTACTGTCCCGACCGAGGTAAGCGCCCCCTCTGCGTCCTTTGCCGCGAAGCGGTTCTCCAGCCACCCATAGCGTGAAGTCCAGATCCCACCAGTCCCTTGCTCCAGCGTGTGAGTGTCGGTCGAGAAGCCCTTGCCGCCATAGACCGACACGTAGCCGGAGTTCTGCATGAAGATGCCGCCGCCGTAGGTCTGGTTGAACCAGCCCACCGCTCCATTCGAGCGATACCAGCCGTTGTTGTAAACCTCTCCGAGCGTGTCGCCGCTGCGGTTCAACTTCGCGTTATTCAGCGCGTTGTAGAGGTAGTCGGTGTAGTTCTTCGTCGAGGCCTGCGCTGGCTGCGTCGGGTCCGAGGAAAGCAGCAGCGGGCCGGTCATCGTGCCGCCCGACCGCTGCATCGCCAGGTTGGCGATAGCGATCGCCGCGTCGCGCTGCGCGTCCACGTAGCGCTTCGGTGCCGCGTGCAGTGCCTGCGTCGGATCGCCGTTGAGTGTGAGGTAGCCAGTCATTGTGTCGCCGCCACGGGACACGCGCCCATTGGCGTTCGCCACCGCAGCAGCTACATCATCCGCATATGCCATCGCGCGATTAAAGTCCAGCTCCAGAGTCCAAGTGATCGGAGACAGGCTGGCCAGCCGGTAGAGCTTGTTTTCTTGCGTGCTGAGATACGGCATGCCCACGACCAGGCCAGTGGTCGGGTACGCTTGGCCAGCATTCCGCGAGATCGCGGTGAGGTCGTTGTTTAGCAGCGGCGCGAGCGAGTCGGAGATCCGCTGACTGTCTGGTATCTGCTGAAATTCTTGCATCGTGGTGGTGTCCTTTCGCTATCCGAATTTTACGGGCGCGGGCCAGCGCGCCAAAGGAGTTTCAGTACGCGTGAGCGGCCCAAGTTGCAGCACCGTCGATGATCGCTTTGTCTTCCGTTCGTTCGAGGATCATGTCGAAGTACTTGCGCGTCGGCTGGCCAACCAGCTTGGCCACACACGGATCGCTCGCGCTCTGCACCGACAGGACCACTGTGGGCGGGACGTGGAATGGGCGCGCGAAGAAGATCCGCGTCGGCGCGGTTGTTTCCGAGATGATCTGGTCGCCGTGGTCGAACATGTCGGGCACGTCGACCGTGACGTTCAGCTTGTTGATGACCCCACGGTCTCCGTTTGTCGAGTTCAACGAAATGCGGAACAAAGCGCTTTGATAGTCGTAGTCGCCCTGCACAAACGGTTGAAACGGTGTGTATCCGATGGGTGCATCGGACAGCAGCTGTTCAGTGAACTTGGTCAGGGACATGGTGTCCTTCGACACCCCGATGTCTGAGATTACGTGCGCCATATCAGTAGAGCGAGTAGTTGATTGTCGGCCCGATACCGGGAGCCGTGATCGAGCCGCTATAGGTCGCGCCGTTTTCGGTGCCGATATAGAGCGTGCGCTTGTTGGCTTCTTGCGAGATACCGATCAAGTAGCGTTCGCCCACCTTGAGTCCCATAGGGACGGAGATCTTCAGCCCATGGTCGTCGATTGCATACACGCTGAGGATCGACGCCTCGTAACCGATGGTGATCTGTCGACCGTTCCGGCCGCAGCAGCTCACATAGGTGTCGTCTAGCAAGTCGTGCGGTACGACCCAGAACCAGTTGGCGAACGTGTTGGGGATGTTCGTGCTGAATGTCACGCGTGTCGGGATCGGTTGCAGCGGGGGCGTCTGGACCAACAGACCCGAGCCGAACTTGCCCGCGCCGTAGCTGACGTTCTGCTGTTCCATAATCTCGCCGTCATCACCCGGGCCGGCATAGGTCAGGTCGCCATCGAGCTTCCATGCGTACAGCAGGCTGTCGGCGGTGGTTGACAGCATCGAGATCTCGGCGAGGTAGTTGATCGACGAGATGTCACCCTGAGACGCCCACGGCTGCTGTGCCTTCGGGTCGTTCCACGACCAGTTGGCTTCGTTCCACTTCGTCGTCATGTCCACGATCGCGTCGAGGCCGATGAACAGAGTGTTCTGGGCGCGGAAGTCGGTCGGCAGGTTGACGCTGAAGATGTACTCAGCGCGGTCCTTGCCATCGTCCATGCGCAGAGAGTTCCCGTAGACGACCATGTTGTAGCGCGTGCCCTTGAAGCCTCGCGCCAGTTCGTCGCTGGTATAGATGATGTTGGTGCTGTCGCTCTGCGCGACATCGGTCGTGACGAACGTCGCCTTGTCGGAATAGATCCCCGGCGAGCCGAACGCCTTGATCCAGAACTTGCGCGTGCCGGCCGCACCGGCCGTGAGGCCGAACGAGGTAGCTTTGGTCTGTGCGACGAACACTGCGGTGTTCCATGTGTCGCCTTCGCGCATCTCGTAGCTGAGGATGTTGTTTTCCGGGTTCGGGTTCCAGCGGAACTCGATACGGTTGCCAGACTGGATCGCGATCACTCCCTTGACCGGCGAGGGACCGACGAGGCTGATCTGCTGCTGCGTCGGCAGCAGGGAGCGATTGCCGCTCGTGTCGATCGCGCGGATCAGGAAGGTGTACAGACCTCCGGTGTCGGTCGTCCACGCGAACTGCGTCGCCTGGTAGTCCGTGACCAGCACGGTCGCCGTGTCCCAGCTGGTGCCAAGGCGGATCTCGTAGCCAGCACGGTCAAGATCCTTGATCGCGTCCCACTTCAGCAGGATGTCGTTCTGGCGGCGCACAACCGTGAAGTTCGTGACGTTGCTCGGCGGATCATCCTTCCCGACGCACTTATAGCCCCAGGTGGACAGCTGTGAGCTGCGGTTGCCGAAGGCGTTGACCGCCCATACGGTGATGTCGTAAAGCTCACCCGAGATGGCCGGAGCGAGGAAGACGCTTTCACCGGAGCTGGTCGTGTATGTCCACGTCGACTGGTTCGACGGCTTCCACGCGATGTCGTAGTGGTCAATCATCGCGTTGCCAGGTGCGTCCCACGAGGCAAAGATGCGGGCCATGATCGAGCCGTCCTGGCCGATGATCATCTCGTCGGTTCCGGAGGCCAGAGCCATCTTCGTCGGCGGCGGTGGGACCAGCGGGTTCTTGAACGAGTAGGGAACGCTGCCGATCGGAACGCAATTGTCCGCAGCCCACTGCTTGTTCACGTTCATCTCAACCGCGGTGAGCTTGAACGAGTTCGGGTTGTTGTCCTGCGGGTCAATCGCAATGACACGGAACGGCTTGGCGATACCGAAGCCGCCGTTGTCTTCGATAGTGAAGACGGTCCTATCAGGCACGTCTGGGGGAATTACGCTAGACGTAATCGAGATCTGGTACGTCGAGCCGACATCCGCAGGCCGCACGACGAGCGGAACAAGACCGCTGCGCGTCTGAAGGAGCAGCGTGTAATCTTGCACCACCGTGAAGTAGATCGGGTCGCGGAGGTAGATCACCCCGTTGAAGATCGACTTGATCCGCCCCGGCATCGAGAAGCCCGCGCTGGGGTCCGCGACATAAATCGGCTTGTAGGGGTCTACGATCACGCCGAGCCGTGCCGTCGTAAAACTAACCGTTGCGCACTCGGTGGTTGCCGTGATCATCCGGTAGTAAGCACGGCGCAGCGCTTCATGTTCGTCCGTGCAACCGATAGCCTCGAACGTGCTCGTGATGTGTCCGTTGAGCGCGATGTGATCCGGATTCTGGCAAGGCCGCATGTCCTTTTGCCAGTCGAGATCCGGGTTCACGAAGTTGACTTCGAGGTCGTTGTACCGGGTGGTGATGTCCGAGAACGTGTAACTGAAGCCCTCGGGGGTGATGTTCTCCGGCGTGAAGAGCAACTGAGGCTCTTCCCACTTGTCTACGCGGAGATGAACCATGCCGGTAGCATCGTCGAAGATGACCGCGCCAAACGTGCCCGCCACGTACTGGAGCATGTCGAGACCGGCCTGCTGGTCCTTGATCGCCAGGTTGAAGGTGTAGCGCGGCTGCTGACCACCCCGTCCGTCCGGTACGAGCGTATCGCACCACCGGGCAGCGTCGTAGAAGTCGAAGCGGTTGCAGGTCAACCACGGGTAATACTTGCGCAGCCCGTAGCTCGGGTTCATCAAGAGGTCATACAGAATCCACGCCGGGTTGTTCGACCACGCCTGCTTGAAAGAGCCATCCCAGACGGGGGCGGACAGGTCATAGGTATGCGTGTCCCCGTTGTAATTCGTCGGGATCAGGATCTCAAGCCCGTCAACGTCCACACCAAAGTCCGGGATCGACGTGAACTGGCTGGTCGCGAGGGCGACAAGGTGCATGAGGGCCACACGGTCATACGTGCGGTTGCCCTTCGTGACCATCTGGAAGCTTTCCCACGACAGGTCGCAGAAGTCGGTTGTCGAGCTGTCGGGGTTATTCTTTCGGACCCGGATATCCCATGTCGTGTTGACGCGTGGAACGTCCCAGCAGTAGTCAACGACGTAGCCAGCGGTTGTCTTGCCGGTGACCTTGATGGTGTTCCCAGTGACCGAAGCCCACGCACCGCTACTGTTCGACTGGCGGTACTGGATGTCGAAGTTGGCGGTATTGTTGTACGACCCCTTGTCGTTCTGCACGTACAGGGCGTTGAACTGAATCCGAACCTGAAGTTGATCGACAACATTGACCAGCGAGCTGTCGGTCTGGCGCGTGACCCAAGTGCCTTGGAACAGCCGGACCCCCACAGCGGTGTTGGATGTTTCACCGCCGAGTTGGTAGTTGACGGGCGGATCTCCTACGTGACCACGCATGACCCCCAAGTTGAACGACTCAAAGTTGACCGAGCCGTCTTCCGACTGGAGTGGCGTGCCGCCTACGTAGAACGATTTCATGCCGTTCGTCAGTCCGCGGATCGGACCTTCGCCCAGTGCGAGCACCATCTCGACCACGTCTCGGGAGAAGAGATTGTCGCTGGTACGGTCAGGGCCGCTGGAGCCGCCCCCCGCACCACGTAGGCCTTGGGGGTCTTTTTCGAGCAGTTTCATCAGGCGAGCAGGCAGGTTGTGCCGTACGAGTAGCGGACACCGTTCGAGTCGGTCCTGCCGGAGCAGTAACCGGCGAGGTTCATCTTGCTGTCGTCGAGCTTGCGAGCGTCAACGTTGAACGACAGGTAGTGGCCGTAGTGCCGAATGCGGCCGTACAGCAGCGGTATTCGCGTCCCGATCTTCGTGGTGTTTTGATTGGCCGGTATGTAAAGGGACTGGCTGCTGTTGTTGTCCACCTTTGGGGTGGGTGCGAGCATTGCCAGAATGCCGCCCAGCATCATCATCGCGCCAGATATCGCCAAGCTATAGCCGAAAGCGCCACCGACGCCGGTCCATGAGGTCAATACACCGACGACCACGCCGACGACGACCATGACCGCGCCGATGATCGTTTGCAGCAGCCCACCGTTGCCGCCGCCGCCCGAGAGAGGTGGGTAGACGTGCAACTCGGTTTCATCGGTCGGTGAAAACAATGCATCGCGGCAGTCGAACCCTTTGACCTTGACCGGGACCGGGTTCTCGACATCAAAGCCAGGGAGTTGCCGAAGGGCGCTTAGCGCCTCGGCAACGGTCTGCGCGTGAACGCGGATCGGATCAGGGTGTCGCTCCTTCAGGGAGCCATGCAGATAGATCGTTTTCATCGACGAGAATCACCGCCTTGTTACGGACGTAAAAGCACCAGACCTCGTGTTCACTGACGATGTAGTGGAACCAGTCAGGGTAGGCCTGAAATGCTCTGTAGTCCTCAGCCGATAGGTTCGGCCCGGTCACGGGGTGCGTGTGCCATGTGGCTACCACGCGGTCCCGGTATTGTCCGATGGACTCCTCGCTGATTTCAAAGAATTTCTCGGGGTTGTTGTGGACGTTGGGACACTCCACGACAGACCCGTCTTTCAGGACGAAACCACAGCGCTCAACGTGTGGGTTCCAATGTGCCAGCAGCAATTCGTTCATAGCGCGCCTTCAAGTGCGGGGGAAGGAAGTTCATCAGGTCTACTTTCTCGACCAGCTCTTTGTTCTTGTCTGTGACATCAGGATGGCGAATCACGTCGATCACTCGCGATGTCCACTGCTTCGTCAGTGGGTCAGCCTTCGACTTGTAGGTGAACAAGTGATGGAGCAGGTAACCGTTCCCGACATAAATGCCGATGTGGTTTGGAAAGCCGCTCCGATTGGCCAGTCGCATCAGCAACAGATCACCGATCTCCAGTTTGTTGAACGGGACACTGACGATCTGAAAACCTTCCCGGTTGAAGTAATCCGTCAACAGGTTCAGGCCCAAGTCGTCAAATCCGAAGGGGCGTGCGTAGTTCGTCAAGTTCAGGTCGAATTTGTCTTTCATCCAGCGGCGCACGAGTCCGTAGCAGTCGTCTTTGCCGACCACATACGGGATGTCCTCGTAGCCCTTCGTGAACTTGTCATAGAGAGACATGTGGGTACTCCGGGGGATAGAAGGCACGACCGGGCAGCAAGAACTGTTGACCGTCGAGTGGAGAGCGCAGCTCGAAGACCGCAAGCCTCTTGTCCAGCTGCAAAGGCTTCGACACACGCCAGGTGTTCAATTGATAGATACCTGCATTGCTGTTCAGGTCGGTCAGCGAGACGCGGTAGCGCGTGATCTGCGCACCATCCATCTTTCCTTGCATAACGAAGGATGACCACACTCCGTCAGGGTTGGCGATAGAGAGCTTAGGGCGTTTCCACTCTCCGGTCGTATTGACGCCTTCGCCGGAGAGCGAGATAGGGATCGACTCAAAGGTCATCCCTTGCCACGCAACGTCTTTCTTCGCTGTCATACAGACAATGGTGCTCCCCGATAGCTGATTCAAAGAGATCTTGAACAGATCAATCTTCGCGTCGGCGTCAAGTTCATAGGCCTCTGCTACATGGGTGGCTGGAAGGTTCTCAATCATGGCATCTCGATGAATTCGACTGAGAAGTCTTCGGTCCAGCCGTCGCCGCCCTTAATCGGGTTAGGCAGATCAAGCGGCTTGTCGAAGCGAACGTTGAGCAGACCCAACCAGTTGTGTTGGTACTGGAAGGTCTTGTGTAGCTTGTGGGCTTCGTAAAACACCAGGAGACGACCTGCGTTGTTCTCCGAGAAGGTGGTGGTGTCAATCGTGCCGTCCGCTTTGATGCCGCGCCACATTGACTGGAAGCTCAACGTGAAGACACGCTGATCCGGAGCCGTTGGTGGCGTCGCAAAGCGATACGAGTTCCCCAGTTGGATGGTTGTCCCCGGATCTGGGTAGGTTTCCCGAACCATGTGGTTCGGGAAGTCAAAGGTAGGTAGTGTCGCGGTCATTAAGCACCCATTGCCACTTGCTTGATCAGTTGTTTCGTCGTTCCGCCGCGCATGATGTCGTCGCTCATAATCGCAACCACGTCGCTCGGCCCCATTTGCGGCTTCTGATCCGGAGCGACGACCCAGACGTTCGTGAACGAAGGCTTCGTATCCCGTTTCGGCAATGGAGCCGGTGTGCTCTTCGAGATCATCCGGTTGCCCTTCGAGTTCAGGCCGTCGAGGAAGTCCGTGCCGACCATGTCGGTGGCGTCCTTGTTCATCACGTATTCGCCGGGGCGAAGGAACGCGTTGACCGAGTCGCGGGTCGTGATCGAGCCAGGGACCGAGCCGCCACCAATGAAGCGCGAGATGCCGCCGCTGCGGGTAACCAGGCCGGTTGTGCTGACCGAGCCGCCTTGGATCGAGCCGGCCGGCATGGTGAAGCCATAGGCGTTCGTACCAGAGGTGGTGCCAGCAGCCTGTCCCGAGCTGCCAAAGGCTCCTCCGAACGCAGAGATGATCGCTTTCACGGCAGCAAGCGCGGCCTGCTGTTCGAGGATCTGCAACATTGCCTTCAGGAACGAGCGTGCGAAGTCGCCGATCGCCTGGCCGGCCGTTCGTGAGCCGGTTGCGATGCTGTCGAAAAACTGCGCGAACGAGTTTTGGGCCGTGCCGAGCATGCTGTTGTAGCCGTCGATTGCGTTGGCCATCAGGTCATGCTGTTGCATGAAGTTCGAGTTCGCGGCGTTGATGCCGTCCATCAGGCTCATAGGCTGAGCGTTCTTGGACTTGATCTTCTCTTCCAGCTCCAGGATAGTTTCGGCGTTCTTCTTGCGCTTGTCGGACGCTGCGGTAACCTTTTCTTCCTGCGAGCGTTGCTCGTCAAGCAACTGGTTGATTTGCTGCTGAATACGAGCTTGCTCTTTGTCGTCGCTCGATTTGGCCAGCGCGTCCTGACGATCCGTCAGCTTGGAGCCAGTGCGTGAGAACGCGGAACGTGCCTGCTCCTCTTCAGCCTGAAGTTGCAGTTGGTGACGGCGGTCTTCGGCCAGAGTGGCTTGATCTTTCAGGTCGGTGTCGGCTGCTGTCTGGAACGACAGGGCGGTGCGTTGCACCTGGCTGAAACGCGCCGAGTAGCGGGGATCGGACATGTATGACGCTTGAGCCTGATCGTTCTTCAACGGCTGCTCGGCCTGCTTCAGCGAGATGCTGTGCGTCGTAGACTCCGCAGCTTGTCGGTTCTTCAGGTCCGACATCTCGTCCTTGAACTGCTGAGCCTCGGCTTCGAGGTTCTTCTTCAGCTCAGCCTTGTCCAGCGCGTCCTTGATCGACTCGATGTGCTTCTTGACGGCTTCGTCCTGAGCCTTGATCTTCTCGTCGCGCTCGTTCTGGAGCGATTCGATCTGCTGGCGAACCTCAGAGGTATAGTCGAGCGTACCGTCTGCGGTCTTGACCCGAGGGCTGATCGAACGCAACGTGTCTATCTTCCGGCCGTACACCGCCTCGATAGTCTTGTCGGCCTGGTCGTTGATCGCCTTGACCTCGTCGATGTCTCGGGAATTGCCGATCTGGCCGTTCAGCGCCTTGATGTGCGCGTTCAGCGCCGCTTCGTCGGCAGACGATGCCTTCTTTAATGCCGGCGCGGCCGACACACGCGCGTCGTCGAAGCGTTTTTCCCACGCTGCCAGCTCGTTCTTCGCGGCGACCAGCTGTTTCTCGACGGAGGCCGTCTCCGGAGCGTTGCCCTTGCTGGCGTCGCGCTGCGCGGTCAGGCTCTGGACCAGGTCGTTCAAGTCCCTGACCTGCGAGGCGACCTCAATGCTGCTGTTCAGACGATCGAAGCGACCAAGGTTGCCAGCGCCGCTACCACCGATACGCGCGATATAGTTGCGCGTCTCCTTCGGCAGCTTGTCGATGAAGTCGGTCTCGGTCAGGTTGTTCGACAAAATCCGGAAGTCGTTTGTCGTTCCGTCTTTGTTCTTCTGCGCGAGCAGGTTGTTGACGTTGCCTTGCCCCCAGTTGTACGCCGCCAGTGCCAGCGTGTTGTTGCCGCCATACAGGTCGAGCATATGCGACATGTATGCCTTGCCCAGCTTCTCGTTGTACGAGGCGTCATTGCGGAACTTGTTCTCGTCCCACTTCTCGTTGGCCAAGCGGGCGGCTTCTGGACCAGTCGGAAGACGGACTTGAGCGACGCCCATTGCGCCTTTGCTGGAGGTCAGGACGTTGCCGTTGGCGTCGAACTGCTGCCCACGGCTCTCAGCCTGGATCTGCGCAGCCCAGATGTCGTCGATACCCCGGTTGCTGCTGAGACCAGTAGTACGCATCGCAACGGAGCGCTGGATGACCTGTTCGACACCCGCGCGTCGAGCCAGCGCGCCGGGGTTGCTGTTCTCGTACTGGATGTTGGCGACATCAGCGGCTGTGACTTTCTTCTGGCTCAGGTTTCCGGCAAGTGTCTGCCCTGCCTCGACGGACTTCTTCAGCTCGTTCGCTGCATTGCCGAAGATCTGCACCAGTGCGTCGATGCGCTGCTTGGTGGCGTCGTCGGTGCCAACCGCATTGCGCTGCTGCCCGAGGTTGATCTGGGCAGCGGTCAGGCCTGTGTTGGCTTGGGCGAGCAAGTTCAGGTAGGCCTGCGCCTTCTCGGGGTCGTTTCCGACATCTGCCGTTGCGTTGGGGTTGAGCGCGGCCTTGAAGCCAGCCGTGATCTTGTCGAGATCCTTAACCCCCACGTCACCGAGGAGCTTGACGAAGGAGTCGATGTTGTCCGAAGTCAGGCCGGTGCCGAGGTCAGCAAAGCCTTTCGAACGCCGACCGTTCGGCAAAATGTTGAACTGTGAGTCGCTTTCCAGTAGCCCCCCGACTGTGCCTTCGACGTATTCCCCAGATCGAGCAGGGCGCACCCGGTCGATCGCGTTCATCGGGCCATTGAAGGCGTTGCGACCGAACTGCGAGTTCGTTTCCTGAACCTTCTGCTGGGCTTGCACCGTCATCAGATCGAGCTGCTGGCCGAGCATCACAGTGTTCAGTTCGTACTTCTGGCCGAGCTGATCGTGCAGCTTTTTGAGGACCGTGATTAGGTCTTCAGTCTTTTGGATGACACTCTTGTCCAACTGTTCGCCGTACTTTTCAAACTGCTTGCCGACATCGTCGATCTCGCGCTTCAACATCTCCGGATGCTTGTTAAGCGCATCCATCTTGCTGGTCAACGTTTCGATTGTCGTGCCGACGCTGTCGTAGGCTTGCTTGGATTCGGTGAGCGTGTCCTTGGCTGTGTTGACGGCGGTCATTTGTTCCTCGAAAGCTTTCTTCGAGTCACCGAGCCGATTGATCAGATACGCGACACCAGCGGCGGCAGCAGCAGCGACGCCCACCCATAGACCGAGGGACGCGCCGATTGCTGCCATGCCCTCAGCAGCCGCGAAACCTCCCGTAGCGAGGCCGACGAGACCGCCCCCGAGCTTGCCTACGTACTGCGTGCCCAAGGCAATGGCGGTGCCACCTAAGACCGTGCCAGCGGTTTCTACGACGCCGCTCATGTTCCGGATGCCGGTCTCGGCGTCGGCCGTGATCGACACGACCTCCTTGAAGCCGTCGAGCAGGGGTTTGAAGCCTTCGCCCACCAGCAGGCTCGTCTGGTTCTTGAAGCGGTCGTATTGCGCGCCGAGCGTCTTCATCTGGTCGGCGTTGGCGCGCGCGGCGGCGTCAGTGGAGTTCAGGCCGGTTTCGAATTCCGCGAATGCCTTCAGGTTGCCCGAGAGGGCGGTATACGCTGACGCGGCGCGGGCGTCGAACGACTGCATGGCGTCTGCTGCATCGAAGCCAGCGTCATGCAGGTTCGACATCGCGCCATACAGCCCTTGCGTCTTGACGTTGATGTCGTCTTCGGTCAGGCCGACGCGTTCGAGCGTAGCCTTGAACTTGTCACTCGGCTTTTCGAGGTCGGTCAGCAGCGAGCGCAAGCCACCACCGAGGGTGGCACCCGAGGCCGTGCCGGTATTCGTGATGGCCACGTTGGCGGCCAGCATTTCCTTGAACGAGACACCCGCTTCGCTTGCGGTTTCGCCCGCCGTTTCGATAGACGTTTTCAGCTTGTCCATCGTCAAGCGTGACGAATTGACCGCTTGGGCGATCATGTTCGTGATGTCGACCGTGTCGGTCGCCGACAGCTTGAACGCGCCGAGTGCCCCCGTGACGGTGTCTACCGTCTTATTGAAGTCTTCGCCAGTTGCGGTAGCTAGGTCGGCGACGCCCTTGAGCGCGACACCCATCTGGCCGACCGTGACGCCAGTCTCCGACAGGGCTGCGGCTGCTTTCGTCAGATCAACCGCACCGTAGCGCGTAATGTTCGAGACGCCCTCGATGGTGCCTTCCAGCGAGGACATCTGACCTTCGGTAGCACCCGCGATGGTCTTCAGGTGCGCAAGCGCTTCCTCATACTCGACCGTGAACTGGATGGCCGACTTGAAAGCGTTGACGATGCCCTGCGTCACGAAGTAGTTCGTGGTCAGCGCGGCCTGAGTCATGGCGATGGAAGCGCCCCCATCGCCGAGCGTCAGGTCATGCCGGCGCTGGCGGGTGTCGGAGTTCGATTCCTGCTGCTGCTGCTCCTTGGCCATCTGCTGGTCGCGCAAACGGAGGAGGGTCGCACGGTCGGGGCCGATCTTCGCGCCTGCGCGGTTGAACGCTTCTTCCTGCTTCTTGCGCTCTTCCTCGGCCTTGGCAATCGTCCGTTGCATCTCGGCGTTGCGCTTCTGAAGCTCTTTGTAGAAGAGTTCGATGGGTGGGCCGATCTGAGCAGCCAACTGTTCGGCTTCAGCCTGGCGTCTCTGGTCCTCCAACTGCGCGGGCCGGATCAGGCTCTGCTGCCGATTGAAGATGGCCTGCGCTTCGCGTGCGGCTTTCTGCGAGGCAGCTTCGAGTTGGGCGACCTTGCGTTGAAGCTCTTTGTAGAAAAGGTCAACAGGCGGGCCGATCTGGGCGGCTAGACGCTCGGCTTCCTGCTGACGTTTCACGTCTTCGTACTGTGCCGGTCGAATCAGGTTTTGCGTGCGGTCGAACGCAGCCTGCTCTTCCTTGCGAGCCTGCGCGGCGGCAGCTTCACGAGCCTTGGATTGGCGCTGAAGCTCCTTGTAGTAGAGGTCGACCGGTGGGCCGACATCGGCCGCGGCCAGCTCCTTCTCATAGTCGCGGCGGCGATCCTCGCGGACAGCCGCATTTTGGGCGGTGTTGACCGGCGCCGTTCGCTGGGTGAGCGCACGGTTGGCCTCGCCTTCAGCCAGTCGGATCGCGCCGGCCGCGTTACGGATGGACCCAGACAGCGCTGCTCGGGCGTCCTGCACAGCTTTCAGCTGGGTTTGCGCTGCCGAGGCATCACCTCCCGCATCGAGCGTGTTACCGAGCCGCACCTTCGCGCCGCGCTCGCGTAGCTCCAACTCATCGCGGATCTGTTGCAGGCGTTGCTGCGAGTCGCGGATGGTGCGCTTCGATGTGGCTTCCGCTACTCGGTCCTCCTCGAGTCTGGCCTGCGTGAGCGAACGCTGCGCGGCGGCGACGCGCAGTGTTACCTGCTCGATCTCGCGTGTCATGCCGATCTCTTCGGCGGCATACTGGCGCTTCGCTTCAGCAGCGATGTTTTCCTGCTTCGCGAGCATCACACGGCGCTCAGCCTGGGCATTCGCGACACGCGCGCTTTCGAGGTCGAGGCGTCCGTCAGAGAATTGCTTCTGCTGCTGCTGGCCAGAGATTATGGCAGAGTTCAGTTGGGCGTTCGGGCCACCCGAGCGGACGGAGCCGAGGAGCGTGCGCAGCTCGGCCTGCAAGGCAGCGAGCTGTTGGGAAAGAGCAGGGTCGTTGGGTCCGCGCGCGCCGACGCCGCCGATCTGGATCTCAGCGGCAGCGGCCTTCACCTTGGTCAACTGATTATAGATAACACCCAACACATCCTTCAGCTGTGAAAACTGCCGAAGGGTATCTTCGGTGGGGCCAAGGCCCACTTCAAAGTTCTTAACCTGCTCTTGATTGGCCATGCCTATGATTTCCCGAAGACTGCTGCGAGTTGACGCTGCGCATCCGCGAAGTTACTAGGTACTCCTGAGGATGAAGCGTCCGATTCGGGACTTGAATCATCCTCTTTCGTGCCGAGGACTCCGGAGAGAAGGGTAGCGAACGTCTGATATTCCTGCATGTGCTGCGCTTGAGCTTCACCCAAACGCAGCCGTGTGCGAATTTTAATGTCCTCGCGGGTGTACTTCCAGATAATTCCCGTGGCTTCGGAGGGGACCACGTCGAACGACCAGCACAGCCCCTCCAGGAAGCTTAGGCCGCGGAACCAGTCGGTGTAGGCTGTGAGTCTTCCGGCTTTTTGTTTTTCGCGAGAGCCAGGAACCGCTCTTCGTTCTTTCTCTGACCCGTGACGACTCTCTCCATCGTCCGCAGAAAAAAATCAGTGACGTGATCGGTGATCCACGCCAGCAGTTCTTCGACATCGTCGATTGCGATGTCGAGAGTGCGCAGGTTGATAGCGCCGCCTTCCGCGACGTGCCCTTCTGCGTCACGCGTCGAGAGCACAGCCAGCAGGCTATAGTCGCGCAGTTCGTTGTCGACCGGGATCTGGATGGCGGCTTCGAGACCGCCGATCGCGCGACAGATCTCGTTGAGCAAGCCGAACGACATGAAAAGTGTACGCTCTTCGCCGTTGACCTTGACTTTGAAGCGCGGGTCAGGCGCTTGGCGTTTTTGAATGGTGGTGGTCATGGTGGTGGTGATCCAATGAAAAAGCCACACGACTTTACAGTCGTGTGGCTTGGTGCAGCAAGGAACTTTTTAGTGCTGAAAAGAACCTTTAGTTTGCAGCCGCCAGCATCGCCTGACCGAACGGCAGGAACGTGTCGTAGAACGGGTCGGTGTTAACTAGGTCGTACGGCTGGAACTTATACGGCAGGTTGCCGAACGAGTCCGTCTTGAACGCCAGCGTGAAGCCGCCCGTGATACGGATCTTCGGGATGAGCAGCGCGACCGGCGTGCCGTCAGCGAGGTTGCCGACGATCTTCGCCGACAGGAACGGCTGATCCGACTTCGAGCCGATACCGACCACGTTCACCTTCTGCACCACCGTGCCATTGGGGAGGGCGTAATCGAAGCTCTGTTCGTCGGCGATCGTGATCGTCTTGCCCTGCGCATCGAGTTCCTTGATCCGCGCGACGAGCAGCTTGTCGCTCGAACCCTGCACCACAGCCTGGAACCAGTCGCCCACTGCGAGATCGGTGATCGAGGCCACCGGAATCAGCTTCGTGCCCGCGACGTTTGCCGGTACGTCAGCGTTCGTGCTCGTCTTGGTGGCGATCGGGTCCATCGTCGACCCGTCCAAACCGAGGCCGTAGGCCAGGTTCTTCGACGTGTGCTCGTAGACTTCCATCGTCGCGGTGACTGGGTTGCCGGTCATCACCGAGTACACGACGGAGTTTTTTACGCCCTGCGTCAGCTCGGTGTACGCCGGCTGGCCGCTGATCGAGAAGTTCTTGACGAGACCGATCGAGTGCTCTTCAGGGTTCAGGTTGAACAGCTCTTTCTGCGGACCGATCATCACGGTGGCCGCGCCAAGCATGAACTTATTAGACTTTGCTTCACCAGCCATCGTTAGTTCTCCGGTTGAAAATTCTGGTAGCACGGATGCTACGTGTGCTACCGTCACGAATCAAAGGTTTTTATTGGTTTAAAGGAGAACCAGAATGGACGTTCAAGACATGGTGCCATCGACGTTGCGATTGCCACCGGACATACATGAACAGGTAAAGGCACGTGCGAAGATCAATCGTCGCACCAAGAACGCGGAGCTGATCACACTCATTGAAGCTGGACTCGATGCGGGCACTAAAGCAGACGCGGAGTTGATCCGCTCGATTACGAACTCAGGTCAACGGTAACATCGGAAGACGCCGTGAAAGCGATGTACTTCATGGATCGTCCCATTGCCCCACTCGACGGCATCGTTCGAATGCCGTCTTCAATTGTCATCTGACCCAGCTTCACACCCGTTATCGAATCGACCACGTCAATGCGCTTCGTCGGAAGCAGGCGCGTCAGCAACTTCCCCATTGCATCAGTCAGGCGGAACTCATTCGCATCGTTCTCGGTTGCGAGGCCAATCATGAGGGTGACGTGTGCGAGATGTTCATTGATTCCGATCGTGTAGCCTGCGACGCCAATCAATGAGCCCTTCGGTAGAGATTCATAGTCCTCGTACGCGTCGAAATAGCAGACCTGAAACGGGTCGTCGTCCAGAACGTTGATCTCGTTCGCAAAGTCCCCACAGAATTTCAGCAGGCTGGAGAGATGATCGCCATAGGCGTTGTTCGTGATCATATTGTTGGTCCAAAAGGTGCTATCGCGGACTTGACGATCCTTCGGATCACGTTGTCCTGATACCAGAGCATGTAGGGGCCGAGCAGCGGACGATACGCCGTCCCATGCGCGTTGTGTTCGTGGTTCAACAGCTTCGCTTTCACGTCAGCGGGTAACTGCTGGAGACTCTGCGCGCCGTTGCGTGGTTGTGGGTTTTCGGTGACACCGCGCTGATCCGGGTCGAGTCCGCTGATCGCTGGGAGCCAGTTGACTGCGATCGTCACGTAGTCACTCGCGCTCTTGATCGTCTGCCCACCCACGTTCATGCCTTGTCTGAACGTGCCGGCCTTGTATTGGCGTCGACCACCTCGGTTGATTTTCGTGTGCGATTCAATCATCACCACCACCGCGCCGTAGTAGGCGCTAGGGTTGGCCAGCTTCGCGAGCCGCATTCTGAGGCTGGGATTCGCGCGCAGATCAGCTACGGTCCTCACGCGCTTTTGTCGCCATTGCTGCTTTGACTTCGTCGAGTTGCGCTTGATGCGCGGCAACTCACTCAGCATGAAGAAGTCGCTACTCTCGTTCAGTCGACCCTTGTTCGCGGGGTTCTTCCAGTAGTAGTACCGCTCGCTCAGCTCGGGCCACGACATGTTTGAATAGGTCGACAGTTCGTCAGGAATCGCAGTCAGACCTGGCTGGATAATCCCGGCCAGGTCTTTGAAGAACGTGTTGAGCGCGCGGTTGATGTCTTTCTCGATCTGCAACGCAAGGTCGTCTGCGTAACCGGCGGTCTTCTCAGTGAGTTGCGAGAAGAAAACCTTCTCGACGTAGGCTTCCAGCTCGGACCAAGTTTTATCGAGCGCGGGCATTACTCGGCCTCAGCGACGGTGATTCCTTGCTCGCGACGCACGTTGGTCACCTTCAGCTGACCGATGAGGTCGTTGATCTCCAGCTCGAAGCCGGTGATCAGACGATAGCGGGTCCGCTTGTGGTCACCAAAGTCGGCGGCGACTCCGCTCGTATGCATGTCGTAGGAGCAAAGCCCGACCGAGGTCGGCCGACCGGTGCGTTCGAGCTGAGTCACGGGGTCTTTTCCGGTCAACATGCGCGTGACGGTTCCGGTGAATGGCGTGCGGAACATTCGGAAGAGGCTATCGTTCACGCCGGAGCTGAAGTAGCCGAGCACGTACCGCTCGCCGAGGTCGAGGACCGTGTCGCCGGGCTGCGCGACCGAACCGCGCCGCGTCAGCAGCATCTTCGCGACGGGGCTGAAGTCGAGGGCGCCGGTAGCGCTGCCTTTCGGCAGGTTCACTACGCCCCAGATCTTGGAGTTGCCGCGCGTCAGGTTGACGAGGACACGCGTGAGGGACGGGAGCGTGGACATTATGTGTTCGTCACAGGGTCAGTTGGCGTGGACACCACGAACAGCGTCGGCGTTGAAGCCGCAGTCGTCGCGGGGACGGAATTTTTCAAAGCCGCGGCGAGCTGGTCCGTGAGGTCAGCCCGTAGCTGCTGGAAGTCAACCGTCTGGAAGCGACCGAAAGAGTTGTTCTCGCTCGTGCGCGCCTGAAAGACGCGCAGCTGCAACGAAGGCAGGGCGTCGAGCGCCGCCCGCAGCGCGACTGCCCGGTTCGCCTGCTGTCGTTGCCGGTTGCCGGTGGTGAACGCGTTCTTGAACGCGTCACCGTTGTCGGTTACCAGGTCGTAGTAAGCGGGGACCAGCTCGATGTCGTCGTCAGGCAGCTCGTCCGAAGCGACCCCGAGCAGGCTGCGCACAGCGTCCTCAGAGGCTTCGATGGGGAGGAAAGGGTGCAGACCATAGGCGGTGGTCTGCTGGCGGCTCTGACCGCCTGAGATGTACGACAGGGTCACGTACCGGGTCTCGGTATCGCTGCCCGCCGCAATCTGGTTGGCGCCGGCCGGCACGGGGATCGACGCAGTCGTCCCCGGCACGGTGATCGGCTTATGGTCCAGGCCGGCGAGAACTTGCCCGCTCTGGTCGCGTACGGTGACCGTGGTCGTGCCGGCGTCGGCCTGCGCGGGGACGCCGCCGACGATTAGCTCGATGTCAAAGGTGAGGTCTTCACCAGCCTGGAACCATTTCAGCATCGCGCGTCCTTATTCGGTGGCAGCGGAGGTTTGCTTCCTGCCGCCGCGCGCGGTCGTACGCGGGGTTTCCGGCTCGCCGTCTGCGTCGAGGCCGAACTTCGACAGGAACGATTCGACCGCGAGATCCATGTCGCCGTTGGCCTCCTTCCAGTGCTTGGCGAACTCTTCATCCGTCGCCTCGGGCTTTACTTCCGCGACGATCACGACTTGGTCGAGACCAAGTCGTGCAGTCACGAAGGGGGTCTTCGAGATCACGGAGGGGCGGTGCGCGGAGATCAGGTCGCCGCTCAGCTGGTCGATCAGCTGAAACTTGCCGGTGGTGTGGGCGATGATTTTTTGCATGATGTGTGGTGGTCAGTTCAATGAAAAAAGGCCCGCCCGTGAGGGCGGGCCTTTTCCTTCAACCCGAGCCGCTTTAGTTAGCGGTGTCGAGCACTTGGCGCGTGTCGCCGAACGCCAGCTTGTAGCCGGTGTTTTCGGTACGGACGTACGTGATCGACTGGTTGATGATCGAGCGCTCGTTTTCCGAAATCGTCGAACCTGCTTCGACCAGCTCTTCCAGCGTTTCGCCCTTCGTGAAGCCGATCAGTTGGCCTTCCGGAACCGTCGAGGACAGCGCGAAGTTCACCGATTGGTTCAGGATCGGCAGGCTGGTGTTGATCTTCGGCGTGCCGACCTTGACCAGCTCGGCGATGTCCGTCGCGTTGCCGAGGTTCAGCACCGGCTGGAACATGAACAGCAGCTCCACGAACATGTCGTAGTTGCCCAGGATCGTGTCGATAGGGTAACCAGCCTTGGCGCGAGCCATCAACCACTTGGCGAGCGCCTTGTAGTTGGTCGAGAACTCCTTCGCCTTGTCGCCGCCGAAGTCGCTGACCTTGACCACTGGGGCTGCGCCATTCACGCCGTCGCCGTTGATCAGGATGCTCGTCGCTGCACGCACCTTCGAGATTTCCAGTTCGCGACCGACGCGCGATGCGAACGGGGTCATGATGTCGAGCGACGCGCGACGGTTGAACTCGTACGAGGTACGGTAACCGGAGCCGTGCTTGAACATGCCTACCGTGCTTTGCGACGTTCGGATCGTGCGAACCGGCACGCGGCCGAATTCACCGACCGAGTACGTACCGCGCTCGGCGCTGTCGTCGTCGACGAACGTCGAGATCAGCTCGGTGCCGCTGATCGTGCGCGATTGCGCGAGGATCGGAGCGACCGATTCCAGTTGGTCTTGACGGTTGCGCCAGCGCAGCACATCGTCCATGACTTCCGGGAACATCGCGCGAGTGCCGGGGTACGTCTGGAACGTCTCGCTCGCGGCTTGCAGGAGCACGCCGTTTTCGAGGTCTTGGCGAACCGGCAGGTTCAGGAACGACAGGGCGGCTTCGTAGCCATTCAGGCCTTCGTAGCGAGCTGCGTCGTCGGCGCGGCGCGGGTCGATCGCCAGCGTGAGGTAGTCACGCAGGTTCAAGCCTGCATCTGCGGCGCGGCGCACGAGCTGCTGGCCAGCGTTGATGGAGCGACCTTGGTCGCTGGCTTCGTCCGGACGGAGTCCGGCCAATACTTCCGCAGGGGAGCGGCGTTCGATGTCGATCAGATCGGCCATGTTTGATCCATTGTGGTGTTGGGTTCAACCACTGCTGGCCCCGGTGGTGGACGGGTCCAGCAGCTTCTTCTTACGTTTCGGTCACTGACAGCCCTGGTGGTGGACAGGGCCGGCAGCTTTACAGCTTGACCAGGACTGGGTTGCCGGTCGGGCTGAGTTCGCCCAAGAAGATCCAGCCGGTGCTCACGCCCGCGCCTGCCTTATTGACCAATCCGCCTGCTGCGCCAACCAGGTTGTCGCCAGCTGCCGGGACATAGCCCGCTTTCGCCGGGAAGTCCAGACCGCCCATGATCGACACGGTGCCGATGTTGATGCCCTCCTGGACGCGGACTTCAACCACTTCCAGACGCCCAATGATCCGATCGCCGTCGCCTGCCAACTTCACCGTGTTCACTGCACTCGTATCGACAGTGACAGCCTTACCTTCATCGGCCTTGGTGATGCCAGCGGCGAGCAGGAACGGGTATTGGAAGTCGTCGTGGTACATCCCACGAAGCGATACGCCATTACCGATTACGTTGCTCATTTTTTCCTCTCGGGTTACGAGTGTTTAGCGACGCGGTGCTGCTTTGAACGCCGAAGCGGCGGTCGAAGCATTGCCGGCCGAGTTGCCTGCGCCAGCGCCTTGCGAACGACCGCCGTTACCGGCGCCCGCTTGCAGGGTAGCGATCTGCGTTTCCGCCGTTGCGAGCTTTGCCTTGACTTCAGCCAGCTCGGTTTCGACAGTCGTTTTCGAAGCCGTCAGCTCCGTGACTTGCGCTTCAGCTGCCGTCAGCTTGGTCGTCGCTTCCTTCAGCTCCGTGCCTTCCTTCAGCTTCGCGATTTCAGCGCCCTTTGCTTCGACCGAAGCCTTGAGGGTGGCGATCTCGCCGTCCTTGGCCGTCAGTGCGATGGTGTGATGCTTGGCATCAGCCTTCAGCTCAGCGAGCTGATTGACCATCTCGATCATTTCCTTGTCCATCGTTTTCTTACTCCGGGTATCGGTTGTGGTGGCGGTCAACAAAATTTGCTCGGGGGCGATACCCGAAGCTGCCAGGCGTTCGTACTGCTCCTGGCCGAGCCGCTGTTTAGTGCGGCCCATGATCTTTGCGTTGTGTGCGGCGCCCTTCGACACGAGCGACGTTTCCGTCCAGCGGTCGAGACCGTTGATCTTGAGATACGTGCCATCGTCGCCGAGCGTGTGCTCGTTTGCGCAGACGCGGTCGAAGAAGTTGAGCAGCGACGCGTCCGGACTGCGATAGTCCCAGCCGCACTGCGAGCAGAGCAGCTGTTGGCCGACGAAGCCGACGCTGACCTCGTCGATGATCCCGTTGTCCAGCTTCGGAACGTTCTCGTCGGTGCGCGGCAGGTAGAAGAGGCAGACCAGCTCGCTCGACCCATCGCCGAGCGTAGACGGCAGGACTTCACCGTAGAAGAAGCGGCCGAGCGGCAGCTCGTCGCCATTGGGATGCAACGTCTGGAGCGGCACGAAACCCCCGCTGTTCAGGTACGTCGCCATCTGCTTGAGCGTGTCATCCGAGACTCGGCCTTGATCGAAGATCGAGCCGGGTTTCGTCAGCGGGCGAGTGTTCAGCACCGACGCTTCGAAGACCACGATGTTGCCGTAGTCGACTGCCTCACCACCGTTGTTCTGGGTGATCAGGTTTTGAATCCGCGGTGTGATTGGAACGCTCTTCGGCATAACCAGTGTGGTGCGTAAATGACTGCCCGGTGAAAGTAGCCCGTATTATTTCGACGGGCTATTTAGGAGTCAAAGATTTTCTTCAAGGTCTTACGTTATTGCCGACTGCTGCGCTGCCGCCCTTCGGCGCGAGACTCTTTCCGAGTGGGTCAGAGTTCGGCGAAACCTTCTTCGCGCTGCTGTTCGGATCGCTCTTGTTCGTCTTGCTGTTCGAGTTCGTCTGGTCGGTGTTGCCGGTGGTGTTCGGCTGATCAAGCGTGTCCTGTGCGGTCAACACCTGGACGTTCGTGCCAGGCATGAAGTTGGTGCCGGTGAGGATAGGTGCGGAGTCCGGACGGATGCGACCGTACATCTCAAGGTGGTACTCGTCGTCGTCGATGATCCCGAGCGACAGGTCGGCCTTCAGTCGAGCGGCGCGCATTGTCAACTGTGGTTCGAGTTCGGTGAGCGGACGAAGCTCTACCGGGCGGAACTTCACTTCAACGCTCGACATCGAGCCTTGCAGGCGAATGGCCAGTGTGAGCATGTCGGAGAAGATGTCGGCGATCGGCTGGTTCAGCTCTTCAGCGATCATGCTGAAAATGCGCGCTTCCACCGACGCCGTGTTCACGCCGGCATTGCCTCGACCGATGATCGTGCCCATGATCCGCAGCCCCGCCTGGTTCTGCGAGTTGAGCGTGTCGATGATCTTCGAGATGTCGAGCGCCATACCGGGGTTCTTGTCGTTGATCATCTTGATCTCGGACGCGTCGGTGTGGACGAACGCCTGGTCGGGGCGGATGTTGGCAATGCTCTGGCTGATACCGCCGAGCACCTGCTGGACGTAGGTCTTCAGCTTAACCGGATCAGCCTTGACATCGAGCGGCGCGTTCTTCGTGACGACTTCTTCGACCACCTTCACTTCCATGCGCGGGTAGCCGGTCAGCTGCATGATGCGATACAGGTCGTTGATGACCTGTTGGCGCGCGGCGACGGTGTTGATGGTCGAGACGAACGGCGAGTACGTGTAGAGGCTCGTCGGGTCACGTCTGAAGAACTTGACGAAGAAGGTTGGGATGTCGAGCTGGATTTGCTTGCCATCGCTGGTCTTCTGGATCGGTTGCTTGACGCCAGGCTGGGTTTCCTTCCAGTTCAGCGTCTGCGGGTCGATCATCCGGAACTCCTGCGGCGCGAAGGTCTTCGACAGCACCAGTTCGATCGGCAGGGAGCCAGTGGCGAGAAGCATGTATCGGAAATTCTCGGCCAACTCCTTCCACGAGGGGCGGAAGTCGAAACCCTTCGTATAGTCGAAGCGCGTGTCGTAGGCTTCCATGACCGCGTTCAGGATCTTCTGGCCGTCGCGGTCGATCTGCTTATTCACGTCCTTGACGACCGCCACCATCTCCGTGTTGGCCACGGTCAGGTACGCGTTAACTGCGGCCGACACGTCCGGATCCTGCACGAATAGGGTCTTGATTAGCGCGCGCGAGTCGTTCGCAGTTCGCGACGTGAAGATGTCAGTCAGGTGCTCGCGATAAGTGGGCAGCGTCAGGATCTGCTGTGGCGAGGCCGGGTTGAACGTCCCCGGCATCGACGTGCCCTTGCCGCCCGCCTTGCTTCGAGGCAGGAGGACCGCAAGAGCGGAGCCGATAGCTCCACCGACGCCCTTAGAAGTGGATGATGTTGCCGGAGCCTTGGCCATAGAGGTGGGTCTTCGTAGTGTGTTTGGACTGGGCTAGGCCGACCGACTGATTAAAGCCGATGTCCGCGCCCGCGATGGCGATGACGCTTCGAGATTCGGTGTTGAACAGCGACGAAGCGTTGGTCGTGTGCAGTTTCACTGCACTCAACAGGAAGCCGAGCGCGTGGAAGTAGTGGTCGTTGCCGTTCAACTTCTGCCACTCGGCTTCTTTCTCTGGTTCCTCGTTGCGAACCATGTCTTTCAGGTGCTCGGCGATCACGGCCTGCTGGGTGCCGTATCCAGAGAACTTGATGCGGCCCAGGCGCACGACGCGCGCGACTTCGTCCAGCAACATCGTCCGGTTGGACTGCATGTAGAGGACTTCGCCAGCCGCGTCTTTGATCAGGTTCACTTCCTTCTGGCCACGGTATTCGTTCGGGAGCACCCGGCCGTAGGTCACGTCACGTGCGGCCTCGGCAGTCGGCGTGTACGGGTGGCGGTCGCAGGATCCCGCGATGACGCGGTATTCCGCGCAGATGCGCTGCAACTCTTCGATCAGGCGCCCGACCGGCACGGTCAGGAACTCGCGGACGTGGATCGAGTTCACGTCATAGCCTTGGCCGACCACGATGTGACAGGTCTGACCCACGTCGATACCGATCCAGGCCGGCAGGCCGACAAGGGGAGGGCGTTTGAGCGCGTCGCCCGTGAAGGCCTTCTGGATGTCGGCTTCGGACAGGCGCTGGTCGCCACCCGTGTGCGAGCGGCCGAGCACGGTGTTGTACCAGCCGCGGATAAAGTTCAGCCGCTTGTAATCGAAGAGCTGGTTGATGATGTATCGGACATCCAGCCGCTCGGTTGAGAACGGACGGACGCGGTAGCCGCGCCGGTCTTTGCGGTTCGGATACTTGGCGACCCACTCGCGCCGCGCGTGGTCGCCGAGATTGAGCAACCCGCCGCAGTGCTCGCATCGGATTGACGCGAGGCTGAGGTCGATCGTGCCGGCGTCGAGCATCGACTGGTCGATCTCCTCGAACTCCTTGTCTCCCAGGCCGGGGAGATGCACGAACTTCTTGTCGAAGTCCGGAACCTGCCAATGGTTGCAGTGCGAGCACTTCAGCATGTACTCATGCTGGTCGGTGATCTTGAACGTCTGGTCGATACCGAAGTCGGTGTGCGTGGGCGTCGAGAAGCGGTGCGCGATGCGATAGTCCGAGCCTTGCAGACGCGACGAGAACAGGGCCAGGATCGCCTGGTCGGTCAAGTCCACTTCGTCGTTGACGACCATGTCCGCGTCGATCGAGGTCGCCGCGCCTTCGCCGGCTGCGGCGACGTACATGAAGCTCTTGCCGACCTGGATGATTTCCTTCGTGCGCGTCGGCTTGCCACCCCCGATCGACTCCAGGTTGAACACCTTCTCTTCGTCCACGATCGGGCGAATCCGGCCCGTGGCGATCCGCTCCATCATCTTCTCGTCGGGCAGCGTGTAGATGACCTTCACGCCCCGCGTGCGCGCGATGAAGGCCAGCACCTTGCGGATCTGAAGCTCCGTCAGGCCAACCTGCGAGGGCTTGATGCAGTCCAGCGACTGACTCATATCGTCGGCGATCTGCTTCTGAAACGGGTAACGCTTGAAGCTGAATTTCTGGTCGCGAAGATGCGTGTTCTCACACATCCAATCCCCATAGGTCATCGTCGCCCGGTCGGTTGACCAGCGATTCGCCGCGCGATCGAGGAGGGTTTGGAGGTACTGGTTATTCACTGAGGAGACCTTTGGATCAGGCGCTATTCTCAGTGAGGCTTCGACACAACACAAAGAAAAAATGTATGTTCGCAATCAGACGATAGTTGTGCGTTTTTATCTGATAGTGCCGCTGATTTTCATTTTCCTTATGTGCGGAACCGAATATTCTCGCACTTCTTCAATGGATCAATCATGAGCGAACGCCACTACCCCTACATTGATGCCCTCGTTGGATGGGCGTTGCACACTGCTGTCACGCTGACTATCGAGGACCGCGAATACCTCAATGACACAGAATGTCCGTACGACCCGAAGACGAAGCAGTTCGTCAATGAAGTCGTCTCATTCCGACAGGGTTGGCAAGTGATGAACAAGCCGACAGAGGATCAAAAGCCTCCATCAACCCCAGTTTCCGAGGATGAAATTGACAGCACGCTTGCTAGTGACCTTCACAGCGTCTTTACGGAGCTGAAGAACTACGGCAAGGGCATAGCGGCATCAGATCAAACGGAGCGGATGGCGTATTTCCGCACCGCGACCAGTTTGTTGGAACGCCTTGTTAATGCTCGTGAGCGCGCGCTTGGAGTCAAGCAGATCAAAGACTTCCAGGACACCGTACTCACGATCATGGAAGAAGTCCTATCGCCTGACCAGCGTACGGACGTTATGGATCGACTTAGGAGCGTCCTGGCCCGTTCAGCAGCAGCTGACGATGACGCGACTGACACCACCACAGAAGAGAACGCATGAAGACCGAACGCCAACCCATCTTTGCCCAGACCGCGCCGCGCTACTACGCGGCGGGTCTCCCGGTCATCCCGCTTTATCCGCGCGAAAAGAAGCCGATCCCGAACGACTGGTCGCGTTACTTCGATCATCCGGTGGAACCGGAGCAACAAGCCAGTTGGATCGAGCAGTGCCGTGATTCGAACATCGGTATCGTGCTCGGCCCGCAGTCTGGCATCGTCATGATGGACATCGACACGGAAGACATCCGGTTGATGAACGTGATCGAGCAACTGCTGCCGCCTTCTCCGTGGCGCCGTATCGGCAAGAAGGGCGCGATGCTCGCGTTCCGCTACTCTGGCGTGAAGACTTTCCGGATCAAGAACACGAGCGGCGAGACAATCTGTGAAATGCTTTCCGCACGCACGCAGTCGGTGCTGCCTCCGTCGATTCACCCGGATACGCAACTCCCTTACCAGGCGAGCTGTGACCTCGTCGACGTTCACAAGAATCTGGTGCCTCTCGACGAGAACATTGAGGCGCTTCTGCGGGCCGCGCTCACCGAGGCCGGCGTCGAGCTGTCGCACTCCGGTTGGACGCGCGTGATTGACTATGCGTCGGCCGGCTCGCGCGACACGTCGCTGACCGAGCGTGCGGGCCTCTTCGCGTACGCGGTGATTCGCGGTGACCGTAGCCTGAAGGAAGCGATCGGCATGCTTCAGGCGTACGCGGCCGACTTCGTCGAGAACGTTGCGGGCGACCCGATCGACGTAGACAAGCACGTCCGCAACATGATCAAGTTCCTGCAACGGGACGTGTTCGAAAAGCAGAAGGTGCTGCCGACCGGCTGGGACGAGGGCATGACTGGCGAGGAGAAGGAAGCCTGGGGTTTGGAGATTACGAAGGACCAGGAGGAGTGGTCGTTTGAGGATCTGAAGCAGTTTCTGATCGACGAGTTCGAGCGTTTTCCGAAGGAATCGCCGGGTCGTTCTTCGTCGGTGGACAAGGCATTGCAGAAGGTGGCCACGACCACCGGGCTGAATAAGCTCGAAGAGGACCGCCTGCTTGAGTTCATCGCGATGACCTCGGGTCTCGGCGTGAAGGTCTCGAGTTTGAAAGCGCGCATCAAAGAGTTGCGCATGGGTGACATCAAGGGCCAGGACCAGTCTGAGATCGCTCGCGCGGTGATCAAGGATCTGGAGCAGCTGTTCCAAGTTCGCTCTCACAACGGCTTCGTGTGGAAGTGGGCAGGCTCACACTGGGAGAAGGTGGACGACACGTACATTATGTCGAAGATCAGCTCGGACTATGGCCATCTAGCGGCGTGCAAGAAATTCAACGACATTCGCGGCGTCTTTCAGGTCATGAAAATGCTCATGACCCAAGGGATTAAGACGGTCGACGTGAAGGGCGTCAATTTCGCCAATGGTTTTCTCACGGAAGACCTCAAATTGCTGCCCCACGACCTCGGTTACGGCATGACATATACGTTGCCGTTCCGTTATTTGCCTGAGGCGGCAGGTAAATCGTCGATGTTTTTCGACTTTCTTCACAAAAGCTGGGGTGAGGACGACGATTATCTCCAAAAAGTGGATGCTATTCAGGAAGCGCTGGCAGTCACGCTTTTTGGTTTGGGGCCGCGTTATCAACGTGCGGTTTTGCTCCAAGGCGCCCCTAAGTCTGGGAAATCGCAGCTTTTGAAGATCGCACAAGCTCTCGTACCAGACTCCGCTCGTTCGGCGGTGCCGCCTAACGAGTGGAGTGACAAGTTTTTGCCCACGCAGATGTTTGAGAAGATCATCAACGTGGCTGGCGAGCTGTCGGAAAAGAAGACTGTCGATGGTCAGAAGTTCAAGGACATCATCGACGGGGCTGAGATGTCGGGCCAGATGAAAGGAGGTCAGATTTTTCGCTTCAATCCTATCTGCACGCACTGGTTTGCATCGAACCACTACCCACGTACGGAAGACACGTCAGAGGGTTTCAATCGTCGCTGGCTCGTGTTCCAGTTCAATCGGCCAGTGAAAGCATCCGAGCGCCGGCTCGATCTCGGTGACGCGATCGTGGTTGAGGAGCGTGAGGCCATCGTTGCGTGGGCGGTACAGTCGATGGGACGGTTGAAGACGCTAAACGAGTTCACGATTCCCGCTTCGCATACGCAAATCATGCGTGAGGTAGCGAACCTGAACAACAGCGTACGTTTTTTTCTCATGGAGAGCGGGAAGGTGCGGATTCACGCTCTCCAAGAAGCGGAGTCCGCTGGGTCGAAGACTTCGACCCCCACATCCGTCACGGAAACGAAGCTCTATCAGGCATATTGGTCCTTCTGCGTCGGGCCGGGGTCTGCGCGGCCTGTTGGATCGACTCAGTTCAGAGCAAAGATGAGGGAATTGGCTACCGAGTTCGGATTCAAACTTACGATCGAACACACTCCGATGGGCGGGCAGTCCGTCGAGTACAAGAACCTCACACTTGTGGGAGCGGGGAGTGCGTCGAGTACGACGAAGGACCATTCTGGAGAGCAGCCCGTCACCGCCTAGACGTTCAAGTGTTCAACAAAGAGAACGACTACTGACTACTGTATGTAAACACAGCAGTTCGCACACTTGAATGACAATTCGTAGGTTGAAAAGGAAAAAGCCCATTCGATAGCTAATCGGATGGGCTTTTTGAGCTTCTACAATGGATCAAAACTACCGTCTAGGACGGTCGACTTCGGAGCTGGCCACCCCTAAGTCATGACTGAGACTGGCGTCTCAGCTGCTGCGCTCACCACCACAGATCACGCAGCACTTGAGACCGAACTATAAACATCTCCAAAGTCCTTTGCAAGCTTTCAAGTTGCAAATTTGTGATTCAAGATGATACTAAGGTGCATCAGGAACTCTTAAGGAGACTCTGATAGCTCTTCCAAGAGTTCGTGTGTCGACTTGGCCCTGTTCAGGGGAGAGTGAAGGACTGACTTGGCCCGCAAGTATGCTTCACTAGCTAACTCCGGTGTCTCAAACGTTCCTAGATAGATCATCCACTCGCGAAAAATTTGAGCCTTAAATTTCCCGCTTGAGGTAGGAACTACTCCCGAGAGAGGTGTCTGCCCCAACTCAGTGCCAGAATGTAATGCTTCGTAACTCTCCGCGGTGTTCGCCGCCGCGCATAGATTGTCAAAACGGGTGTTTAACGGATCTCCGTCCTTAAACTTTAGCTTGCCTGCGGGCCACTCGCCGGTGACTAGCGCCCAGACCAGCTGCTGCTCGTAGACGCTCACGCCTTGGAAGATGACCTGGCGCATCCCACTGGGCTTGTGGAGCGCTCCAGCGCGTGTGCCGGCCGTCTTAGGCCCACGCGTCGGATTCTTGATGCGGATAACAAGTCCTGCGTTCGTATCATACGAAAACCACTCTTTCGCAAGCTCGACAGTGAACTGTTCCCTAGTGAACTTCTCTTTGGCCAAGTGCCGCTCCTGAATCTGTGGTGAATATTTTAAATAATACTATACCTAGGTTGGAAAATCTGAAATTTTAGAATTAATGGGTTTGGCGTAATCGGCATCCAGCCACTTCCCCTCACAATAATATCTAGGTATAGTGTTACTAATCCCTGACGGGAGAGCGAAGCAGACCACCACCACCTATGGGTCTGCTGCGGGTCGGCATTCGTGCGCCCGCAATGTTCAAAAGTGCAGCGTCTGCACTTTTGACAAAGAGAAGGAAAGTGCAGAGCTGCACTTTTCATACTGGCTTAATCGGCGCAATGAAGCGCTTATTACTGGAGTTTCTACAATGTCTATCAACACTCCGACGCTTGAACAAATCAAGTTCGCAGTTAAGGCGATTGTTTCCGCTGAAAAATCTGTTGTCGGCGGCGCTTATGCTGCATTGGTCGCGGTCTACTTGCGCCAAGGTTCGTTTGCAGAGCGTGGCTTTGCCGCTAACAACGTTCGCCCGGTCGCATTTGAGCTGGCGGCGCAGCGCGAAGGCGCGAAAGCGTGGGAAGCATTGGACGAAGTAGCGCGCGCCACGCTTTCGGATGCTTGCATGGGCACGGCTAAGCGCTATGTTGAAAAGGCTGTTGGTATCTGCAAGCAAGCGGCCGCAAAGGGTCTCAACATGCTTGACGTGTTGAATGCGGACGATGATAAGGACGCAACCGCAGTAGTTAAGGCTTGGCTCTTTGGTCTTAAGTGTCATAGCACGGACGCGCTTTTTGTTGAATTCGGTTTCAGCAAACCGACAGCGGAAAAGAAGCCCAAGCAAGCCACGCCACGCACGCCTAGCGAGCCAGAAGTAAGCAAGCCGCAGCAAGCCGATAACGCGGACCCGGTTGAATCGGTGAGCGCGATGCTTGGCACGGTTTCCGATCTCGTGTTTCAGACGCGCGCCATGCTCAAGATGTTGTCCGAAGGACAACGGCGCGAATATGCGCGGGCCATGTATGCGGAACTGGCTGAACTGGCGGCTACGCCGGAACTCCTGAAGGCTTAAGCAGCATCGACCGGCGCGAAAGCGCTGGTTGTGTTTCGCTGTATGTATAAAGGGCGCGTTTTCCGCGCCGGATTGCGAGTCAACCGCATCAGCACGCCATTGCGCCTGATTGGGCCGCTGTAGCGTCCTGCTGTCGTGGTTGACTAGCCATGCCTGGCTCTCCTTATAGGCCGCGCCGATTTGATTCCGGACAAAGTGCAGTTCTGCACCTTTTCAGGTAAATGACCATGCGTTATCTCGATCCAACCATCTCGAATTACTCAAAAGCGATCACGGCCGGGGTTGATGCGGCTAAAGCCTATACCGTGCATGTCGACTTCGATCAGCAACACGGCGAGCGCGCCGAGCGCCTGGCCACGTTGGCGTCACTCCGGGCGTGCGTGGATGCCGGCGACATGGAGCTGGACGAGTTGCCGCAGTGGGCGCGGTATTCCGAATGGTCGCCCGCTACCGCTCCGGCTCCCGAGCCACGCCGCTACAGCACGCATGTGGAGCGGAAGCTGACCCGCAAGCGCGTACAGGTCGCAGAGCGCCAGGAGCAGGAGCGGCAGCGCGCTGACGTGTGGCGTAAGGACGGCGTTCGCATGGCTTTGGGAGCGCTGGCCGAGAAGTGGGGTGGGCGCGTGCGGGACGAAATCGCTCCGTTGCGTGCGCGGCGTTGAAGGTGCAGATCTGCACTATCTGATAGTTGGCGCGGCGAGTGAAGCGTGTGGATGTCGCGTGCGGTGGAGGGGTAGCGTTGTTCCACCTATGGGTTGAGTGTCCAACGCGTAACCGGGAGGCTCCGCAGTTGTGGATAAGTCGCCGTTGCGCTCCAGCCCCAGTGATAACCCACTTGGAGACCACAAGCTCGTTGTGTCAGACCACGGGCAAAACATCGCGCCGTGCGCAAACTATCAGATAGTTCTGAAAGCGGCGTTTTTCGCCCTTCAAATCAATCTCTTAGCTTCCTACTTCTTCTTCTTTTTCTTCCTTCCCTTTCCCCCAAGAAAAGAGAAGGGGGTGTTGAATAGACTTTCAAAGTCGATCCACGAGTGAGGACGTCAATTATCAGATAGAGATAAGTGTCCTTAAGAAGTAAAAATCGAAAGTCTATTCGCACACCGTTTTTGACCCCAGCGCGCTGGCCCGCGCGGTCGAATCTCACAACTATCTGATAGTTCACCACCACACATGAAAACTTCCAACGTTTTTCCGCTATCCTTGCACTCCTCGAATGTGCGCAGTCACACGAAACGCGCTACAGCTCCAACGCCACTGGCAGCTGTTGCGCCCTGTGCGACCGTATATTTCGAGAAGACTCAATGGCTCGCATCCATCGAGCAGATCGACGTAGCGTTCTCTGCCTCAGCTAAAGGCAGTGCTCCGGCTCCAGCTCCTGAAGCAGTCCGCGCACTCCGCGCTCCTGCTCCAGCTCCGGCTCCGGGCCTCTTCGATCCGACGCTTGAAGGACGCCTGCGCTCCTACTCCGTCTCGCACCGCGTCGTCGTGCAACTGACGCCGGCCGAGCAGAAGGCGCAAGCCAGGTGGGACCGCATCATCTTCGCAGGGCTGGCCCTCTGCGCAGTAGTGATCGTCGGTCTCGCTGTGCTGTAGCAGCAAACGCAACAGAATGTGCAGGTCTGCACCTGGCCGCAGACCGCATGACAGCCCTCACCGCAGGCTTGTGGGGGTTGGGCAATACCAGCGTAGCACTGTAGTCCCCGGAGGCCCGCCATGAGGCTTCTAGGATCAAAACTTCCACCACCACGGAAACACGTTATGAAGCCGCTTTATCAAGCCATTGCACAGCAATTGGCAACCATCGAGCGTTGTAAGTCATCCTCAGCGACTGAGTCGCACAAGTCATGGGTTCCTCGTCACGAAGAACGCCTCGACGCCATGCTCAAGCTGCTGCCCAGCGGCTCCGGAATCGACAGCGGCGTGAAGCTGCTCGACGACGAATGCAAGAGCAACAAACTCGTGTTTCAAGCCGACTATCACCACATGAACTCCGTGGGGATGTATGACGGCTGGACTGAGCACAAGGTCATCGTCACGCCATCGCTCGAATACGGCTATGTCATCAAGATCACAGGCCGCGATCGCAACGCGATCAAGGACTATCTGCACGACGTGTTCGACAACGTGATGTCGATGCCTATCGCGCTGTAGGAATAGTGCAGCTCTGCACTTAATCACCACCACATAAATCACATGAGCTTTGACTTTCTGGCCGAGACGGTCAGCGAATACCTGCGTTCGCAAGAACTGCCGGTTGACCCGCTGCGTCTTCAAGAACAACTCCAATCTCTGGATCAAGACTAATGAACAAGCACCTGAAGGTCATCAAGCGCTATGAGACGCGCGATGGTCAGAGGCATGACGACCACGAAGCGGCAATTCGCCACGAATACACCTACGCGATCCCCCACCAACTCGCGAAGCTGGTCAAGGAAAAGTGCATCAGCGATCTGAGCGATCACGACGCACAACGCATCGCTGATGCCATCCTCGGCGACGCCCAGAACGTCATCGGCATCCTGTCGGACTTCCTTGAAAACGCGGAAGTGGTGAGCGACTTCGATCGTGAGCGTGCCAACCGTGGGACTGCTCAACGCATCCTGGCTGAGAAGGGCGTTACGCCGCTTCAGGCTGTGATCGAGCGTCGACTGAACGAGGATGATCATGCGTGAACTAAAACGCTACCGCTCCTGCGACGGCCTCGAATTCAAGACGATGGCTGAATGCGCGGCGCACGAAGTCAACACCGCGATCCCGGCGCGTCTGCGCGCATTGATGCTCAAGCTCTATGCAGCTGAGCACGGCGCGGTGACTGACCAGGCAGCGCTCGCCATCATCGACAACGTGCTGCGCACGATGCTGGCCAACCGCCAGAACCCGCGAGTTCTCATGAGTCATCTGAAGCAGTTCAGCGACATGTCGATGCACATGCCGCTCGAACCGCTTTTTGCGTGAGGCAACGATGGCCCAACTGAACGAATACCTTTTCGACGTGAAACTGATGGCGTCGATGCGAGTGACCGCGGCTACTCCCGAAGAGGGCGCCGCGAAACTGCGCGACGTTCTGGAGTGTGCGGATGCGAACTTCGGCATGCTTGATGACAAGCCGCTACTGGCCGAAGCAAGCTATGACGGCGATTTTGATCTCGTCGAAGTCAATGGAGTGAACGTCGAATGATGCTCCGCGCAAGTCTCGAACTGGTACGTCGCCAACCGATAAGTGCAGAGACTGCACATATCAGTTGGGACGTGTTTCTCGGTGTCGAAAAGATCGACACCGTCTTCTACAACCGCAACTGCACGGCTCAATACGTGCGAACAACGCTAATCGAGCACGACAAGTATGACGACAAGATAGTCGTCCGTCGCAGCTCGTAGCCAAGAACACAACTGAGAGGTGAGCATGGCGAACCCCAACCCGAAGGTCGTAGTGAGCGTGATTGGAATGACTGAAGCCGAGATGATGGATGTGGAAATCATCGTCTTGTACCAAGCGTTTTACGCGTTACCGACGAGCTATCCACTTGCCATGTGCGATGTACGCACCGGCAAGGGTTTCGACAAGCTCACCCCTGCTGAGCGTGAAGTAGCTGAGCGGATTGTGCGTGTCGTGCAGCGCCGCTGTCCGATGCCGAAGGTTGAGCGCTGGAAGAAGTTTGAAGCTCCAGCTGCGAACGACCCGGTCACGCCCGTATTGCGAATCACACATCACTAAGTGCAGAACTGCACGTTCTACAAGGATCAAAACTCGTGTCCACCACCACGAACCCGATCGGATACTTCCACTTCTTCGGCGACATGCTCGCTGACATGAAGAAGAGAGTTTCCTACGCTGGCCCCGCGATTCATGTCGTGCTCGAAGAGATGATGGTCGAGAACGTCGATACGCGGAACTTCCACAGCTTCGAAGACTTCATCAACCGTCTCTCCGCGCAGTGCGGCATCGTCATCACAATGGACGGCAAGCTCGGCTCGGCGCGCTACACATACGCAATCACTGAGGCGGTGCCTGCATGAGCGAGACACGAATCGCCATTTTCACTGACGACGAGCTGACGTTCGAAGGCATCGCTGAGGATCTGAAGCTGAACGGCATTGATGTCAAGTTTGAGCGGCCTGCTGACACTGAGCGCGTCGTAGTGATCGGAGGCGGCGATTACAGCCGCATGGCACAGCTCACACGCCTGCAATCGCTCACACGCCACGACCTAACTTTCCCGATCTACCCGACCCGCCGCGAAGCCGTGGCCAAACCGGCGCCCGTGAAGGAATTCACTGAACAGGATCATCTGCGCATTCAGGCAGCTAAAGCCAAGCGCGCACGTAAAGCATCAAAGCTGCGCAAGGAGACCAAGCAATGAGCAAAGAACTGAAGATGATGTTGCATGACCTGCTCGTCGCATCGGATGAACTGAGTGACGCTCTCGCGAACGACATCTTCACCGACGCGCACGAGAAGCGTCAGTTAGTGTCGGCCGCTGAAGCTGCCGTTCAGGAAGTTGACAACACGATCAGGACAGCGCGCACCCTGGTCGAGAAGCTGTACCCGAAGGAGCAATGGCGCGAACAGGTCGCGATTGGCAACACCGACATTGGCTATGCCGGTTGGGCCATGAACAAGCTGAAGTACGGACTCGAGTAACACCCACCACCACAACGTGCAGACATTGCACATTTTGAGGATCAAATCATGACGACCACCACCGTCGAAGCTGGCCAACCCGCAGTTGAAGTTCTCGCTGAAACGCTCGAACAGAGCGCAGCGGCTCCCACGCTCTCCCTCGTAAAAGACGTACCGCCGCCACCCCCGTACCACGGTCGCGAGATCAAGACGGCAGCGCAACTGCTTGCCTTGAAGTTCGAGTCCATGCTGCGCGACTTCGAGAAGGAAACCGGCGCCACCATTTGGGCCGTTCGCCGTGACTACAACGCAAAGATCTCGATCGACGTGCAGTTTGAAGGTTCGATCATCTACCCGTTCCTCTAATGGCTGGCTACACACGGATCACTCGCCGCGAGTTCTACGCTTGCGGCGGGTTCTCGAACGTGCTGCACCACCGCGTGCAGCGTGGCTACCGTTGGACCTACTGGAGAAGGTCAACATGAACATCCGCCACGTCTTTGACTTTAACAAGGCGCTGGACATCGGGCCGTACGCATGGCCCGGTGGCTACCCATATTACTTCCTCTGCAACGACTGTGAACCGCTGTCGTTCAAAGCAGCACAGGAAAACGCCGCCTTGATTCGAGACGCAATCATCAACCGCGACAAGCACAGCGGCTGGTACGTGATCGCGATGGACATCAACTGGGAGGACGGCGACATGATCTGCTCGCACACAAACGAGCGCATCGAGTCGGCATACGCAGAGGACACGTCCAATGCCTGATGACCACGAGCTTCGCATCACGCGACTCGAACAGCAGCTTGCCTCGGCATTGCGGCTGATTGACGAACTCACTCGCGACACAGCAATCCCGGATGTCGAGGAACGCCGTGAGCGCCGACAAACGATCGACAAGTACAAGGCGCAAGGCATGAGCGGCAATGCTGCTCGGAAAGCTGCGCGCCGTGAAATCTATCGGAGGTAATGATGGCACTGGAATTCTTTGCCAACCCCGCAGCGGTTAAGGCTTACGTGGAAAGCGAACTGCTGGCCACGTTGCGCGATGACCTGTCTCGTATGGAAAGCGACGAGCGTCAGCACTACACCGACGAGGATCGTGCGCAGCTGACGGCCAAGATCGCGGACATCGAGGCTGTGAGCGACGAGGACTTGATTGGCGGCGTCGCCGACTTCCTCGCCGAGCTGATCGACTGCTACAGCCGCAATGGCGAGTTCAACAATCTCTCGGCGCCGCTCGGCACGATCGAGATCCGCGAGAAAGCAACCGAGCTGGCCAAGAAACTCGGCGTGCAGTTTCCGGATGATGAAGATGAAGAAGAGGAGATCGAGCAATGATCTTCGACGGCGACATCATCGAGCGTGAAGGCTTTCGCTTTCGTGTGAACTTCACGCAAGACACCGACAGGGGCGCACCGTGGGAAGAGCATGACTGCCACGGCATCGTCAGTGATTGGACGCGACGTGACAAGCATCCCGGCGAGTGGACGCTCAGCTCTGATCGCGGTAGCAAACGCTTCTACGACTTTGCCGAAACGATGAAGAAGGCGAAGAAAGAAGGTTGGGGCTTGAGCGACGAGTACAAGGCGGAACTGCTCCAGCGTCTGCGGCGTACGAAGGTCGCACAACCTGGCCCCGGCAACCGACACATCTTGCAGGAGCTGCCTGGCCCGTGGAAGCCGCTCACGAAAGGCGAGGTCACTGCTGAATCCGTGCGTCGCGACTTCGAGCACATGCGCGGCTGGTGTGAAAACCGCTGGCACTGGCAGATCGTCGAGATCACGCGATTGTCGGACGAAGAGGGTAGCAAGCGTGCTCACGAGGACGGTTACACCGATTGCCTCGGCGGCGTCGAAGACAGTGATGACGGGTATCTGGAAGAGATCGTCGAGCAGCTGGTCAACGAAGCGCTTGACACGCTGAAGAAGGAACGCGCAGAGGCGGCTTATTGGGCACAGCGCGACACCCTCACTCACTGACGCTTCGCTTTTCTTTCCGGCGCTTGGGCCAAAGCAATTCGACCGCGCTTGCCAACGTTGGTGAGCGTGTTCCGTCGGCCGCAATGCGGGCACAAGACATAGACGCCGAAGCTATCAATCTCAGGTTGATTGGCCGGGAACTCGATTTCCCTATGGCAGCGAATACAGATCCACATGATCGTTCCTTGAAGGTTCGATCTCCAAGTTATAGGACAAAAATTGTGAGCAAGCCGATCTATCGCACCCGAATCACGACGAAGTCGGGCGCATATCGAACGCGCCCATTCAACTCGTCGAAGAACGCGATCGCCCACGCCAAGCAGCTGGCCAACGAAGGCGGCACGGGTTACGTGCAGAAGGAACACTTCGTCGCCGGCATGCAGCGCGTTGAGACCATCTTCCACACCAGCGAGTACGTCGAATCGTGCAGACCTGCACTTGTCGAGGAGCCTGCGTAATGGGCCTTAACCACCCAAACATCCCGCGCCTCAACACCATCGACATCACGAGCGACGAGCGACGCACGTTCTACGCCTTGGAGTGGATGAACGCTAACAACGGCGGCAAGGGCGTCTACGTCTATAGCTCCGAGGGTGAGCGCGACCGTTGCGCAGAACTTGAGCTTAAGAAGGGCTACAAGGTCTGCATCTACGACATGATCGCCCACTGGAACAGTGACGTTAGCGAAGCGGAAGACTTCGCCCGCGACAACTTGAGGATCAACGGATGAGCCACCCACCATATGATTATCGGGTCGAGATCGACAAGCCTGATCCGAACGTCTCCTGCTATTGCGACGACTGCACATGGGTCGGGCCGTTCAGCGAGCTGAAGGAAATCGACGACTGCAACCTGACCCCTGGTCACCCATCTCCAGCCGGTCGCTGCCCGGAGTGCAACACGCTCGCCTACATCGCCCAGCCGCAGCTGGAGCCGTCAACGATGGCACTCAAGAAAGCGCTGCTGATGATCGAAGAGCAGGGCTATCGGATCGACGGCCTACTGCTCCGCAAGGAGAACATGCTGGCGATCATCACCGACCTCGGCCGCGTCGAATCGTTCGACGCGAACGAACACGGCGGCATTCAGCAGCCTGAACCAGAACCAGCGACGATCGACGAGATCCACCGCGCTCGCGACCTGTACGCCAAGGGTTCCGACGACGACATCGAGATCAATGACAACGCTCGTGTCTCGCGCGGCGAAGACGGCTGCTTCGTCGAGGCTTGGGTTTGGCTGCGGGATGAAGAGAAGAACAGCCACTGCGAGATGCACGAGTGGACGCACCACGAAGCGATTCGCAAAACGTATAAGCGCAAGCGCTTCGAGATCGTCGCCAACGAGCTGGTCGGGAACATCTCCTACTACCTCGTCTACCAGGCGAGTTGGCCTCAAGGTCTCCGATTCCACTACATGTCGGCAAACCCGGACTTTGCGCGCGCCCACGAAAACCTCGACGCGGTAAACGAGCCTTTCAAACCGTGGTTCATCAATGCAATGAACCGCTACAAAGCGAAGAACTAACCATGTACAACCGATTCCGCGAAGCCGCCGCGATTCAGCAAGGCGCGTGCAACCCGATTGCAATCTCCACCGCGCTGGTTAACGCAATTGCGCAGTGCCGGCATGAAGGCAAGGGGACCGACGAGATCAACTGCGATCCCGCGGTGCAGATGATCGTCCACCAGCTGGCGCACTTGACGGGTGTGCAGTATTTCGATCAGGCCGCGTATCAGAAGTCGCTTGACGCCTGCCACGCGCGCAAAACCGAGAACGGGCCAGCGATCAGCACGAGGCCTGTACACGCAGAAGGCGGTGGCATAGCGCAATGGGACGAGCTGCCGATGCGTTGCCCGAAGAAGGGGCAGCTGTATCTGTCGGGTGCGATCCCGACTGCCTTCGTTGCGCCGAACGATCTGACAACGCCGTTCTACATCGCAACGAAGGTGGAAGCATGCGCCTGATCCTGACCAACGGCTACCCGTTCCCGTATCCGACCGGGCTGCTGTCGCCTGATGAAGAAGAGAAGATCAGCGAGGCCGCAGCAGGCAAGTCGTTCGAGATCAACGGCATCCACCACTTCGAGCTGAAACACACGGTCACCGTTGAGTTCGTCGACCAGGAGTCGTACGAGATATCCCAGCAGTTGACGGACTGGAAGCGTTGGTCCGATCAGACGCTCGAAGCAACCACCAGCAAAGAAGACGGCTATGCACACCCTGCCATTGTCGTCGGCGACACCGCCTACTGCGGCTTTATCTTGAAGGAGGAGTGACATGAGCCGCCAAGAACAACAATGGACCTACATCGAGCGTGGGGACAACAGCCGCATCGTTGCTGTCGACACCGATGTGACACTCGCATCCGGCCTGAACATAGAAGATGCGAAGTACATCATCGAGTTGCACGACCGCGAGCGCAAGTTTCAGTCCTCGCTCGTACGCCCGTTGGCAAATGCTCACCCGTTCGTGATCGAGACACTGAAACGGGAGGGTGCGATGACGCGCTACCGCGTTAGCCGCCTACGCGGAGGGGGCGTCTATTCGGACGAGTTCCTTGAGATCAAAGACGCTGAGCAAGTGCGGGACACGCTCGAATGCGAAGACGCTAAGAACGAGCAGCTGCGCTACCGCATCTGGAAACTCGAAAAGGCGCTGAAGGAAATGTGTGACGAGTGGGAGGATGTCATCCCGACGCACATCTATGACGGCGATGAACCCAAGAACAGTGAGGCTCGTGAGCTGCTGAACCGTTCGCGGGCGGTGCTCAACGGGGAGCACGAAAAGTGAAGGCCTACGTTCACACGAAGTGCCGCACGCTCGACGGCACTTCCTTCGACAGCTTCTGCACGCAGTCTGTTCGAGTGCGCCGCGTGCCGCCAGAACACGATCAAGACGATGGTTACCTCGTCGTGCTGTGGAACAGCCGCTGGTGGCGTGTCCGTACGAAGTACATACGCGGACGAGCTGTCACGTACCTCGGCGGCAAATACGACGAATGTCTCACCGTTTCAATTGAGGAGCGAACACATGCCTGAAATCACACGCCGCTTCGACGAAGAAGACCTGAAGTCCGAGTGGAAGAAGAACGCCAACTGGCAGGTGATCTTCAAGATCCGCAATGACGATGGTGTCGTTCGCGACTACTGCCGTGAGACGCGCACTCGCTGCATCGAAACTCTCGAAGAAACCGAGGAGTGGGCCACCCAGCAGTGCCTGATCCACAAGCTGCACGGCGCGGAGATTCAACTGTTTTAAAAGTGCAGAGCTGCACGTTATTCACTCACCACCACAGAGTAAATCATGGCCAAGAAACAACAAATGCGTAACGCGACGAACGCTGAGACGATCGCCGAGTTGATGGAATTCTCGAAGAGCGGACCGATTGTCCAGCTCTTCATCATGGATGCGTTGGCAAAGCACGCCGATGTCGTCGCCGCGCTAACCGACGAACAGGCCGTAGAGCAGATCGGCAACAACGGTTTCATCAATGCGCTCGCATGGCGCGATGCGGCGAAGGAGGTCAAGGCGACACTCGACGACCACTTCGCCGGCAAACGCCTGGTGCCCGTCGAGGATGAGGACGAAGAGTAATGGTACAGCTCTCTGAACGTCGCGCTGCTTCGTCGAAGCGGCTGCAAGAAATCAAGGACGTGACGCCCGAGATCGCTGCCAAAGTGCGCGAGGTTTGGAAGACCGTTCAACGGCGCAGCGAAGCCCGTAGCCAGATCGACCGCCTGATTGAAACACACGGCGTCGAGTTCCTGGGCGTGAACCGCCGCACAGGCTGTGACGTGTACTACTGCAATGCCGGCGATACCTACGCGACCACGATCCTCTTCCATGGCCTGTCGATGACGGTTGGCTGCTGGGGAGATCTCGCCGAGTCGAACTCGATCCGGGAGGCACGACATGACGACTAGCATGAAACTGGCCGAAGTGGGCAGCGCACGCGGAGCACCGATGGGTCGCCGCGACACGCATGCCGACGACCAGGACGCACCGATCAAGCTGGTCGTCCAGCATCTACCGTTCGTCGACGGCGACTACGACGCGGGAGGCGCGTATTGGGGCGCAGGAGAGCCGCTGTGGCGGGCTGTTGAATCCGAGGGCGACGTGGAGTTCTTCCTGCGTGCCAAGGATCGCTGGGAGGTCTTGGAAATCGTCCGCGGTGAGTACCCGAATGTGGACATCGTCGAGACCCCTCGCGAGCTGTGGTTCGAGGACTTCGTCCAGGGCTACGAGGAAGCCGCGCTCTGGTCGAGCACGGACACCATCCACGATAAGGAGACGGGCGGGGAGAAGAGCGTCGAGCTGGACCAGTACGAGCTGGCCGAGCAGACGAAAGCCCAGTTCCGTGAGGACTGCAAGGACTTCTGCGACTTCGCCGAACCGCAGCTGCACGCCGCGATGCAGATCAACGGCTACACGGCCGAGCGCGCCGGTCACGACTTCTGGCTCACGCGCGCCGGCCACGGCTGCGGATACTGGGATCGCCGCGAGCTGCCGAAGGAGATCCGCGACGCGCTGACCGAGGCCAGCAAGAACGCCGGGTCGCGCGACCTGTATCTGGGCGACGACAAGCTGGTTTATCAAAGTTGACGTGGCCATTTAAGAGATCTAGTATTAGGTCTTTTAGATGATCTTTTAAGGGGCACATCATGGAAGCCATTCTTGCTCGCGTCTCGGTCGGCATTTCGGAGCTGAAGCTCAACCCGACAGCCGTGCTAGAGAACGCAGAGGGTGGCGCGGTCGCCATCCTCAACCGCAACAAGCCGGTGGCCTACCTGCTGCCGGCCGAGATGTATGAGGCATTGCTCGATCGACTCGAAGACTACGAGCTGGCCGAGGTCGTGCGGCAGCGCGAGGGTCAGCCGACCGTGGAGGTCAAGCTGGATGACATATAAGCTGATGTTCCTGCGCGACGCCGAGAAAGAGTGGCGCAAACTCGATCCGGACACGCGGAAGCAGTTCTCGAAGAAGCTCGCCGAGAGGTTGGAACACCCGAAGGTTCCAGCATCAAGGCTGCACGGGATGAAAGACTGCTACAAGATCAAGCTCAGCACCCGAGGCTACCGGCTCGTCTATCAGGTGAAGGACGAGATCATCACCGTTGTGGTCATTGCGGTCGGCAAACGACAAGGGGGCGAAGTTTATGACGCCGCAGAGGAGAGGCAATGAGACTGGACCTTTTGCAGACACTGCGTCAAAGACGCAACCTCGACGAAACCGACATGAGCCAGGATCGCGCGATCTTGGCTATGACGCCCATCGAGAAGCTGGAAGAGTTGTTCGGCTGGGAGCTGGGGACCGGCGACTGGGCCAACGTCGCGCTCGATTGGATGCGCGAATGCGGCTTCGAGATTAAGTCAATCAATAACGCGGGGTTTTAATCCCCACGCTTCACTGTGTAAGTCAGTTTCACCCGTAGTACCAACCACCACCACAAGATGAAAGGATCAATCATGCTGAACTATCTGGCCAGTTTTCTTCCTATTAAGAACCCTCAAAGCGAGGCGAAGGCGCAACTGAAGCAGTGCCAGCTCGAACGGCTCGATGCGGAGGCCTCGAAGGAGCACTGGGAAGCGCGAGTCGTGGCTCTCAAGAACCGCGAACGCCGTCTCGCTGCTCAAGTTGCGGCGGATGAACAGGCAGCGAAGCACCAAGCAAGCGAGCACATGGCTCGCGCCTAAGCAACACCCGCAGCACCCAATTCCACAGCGCGGCTGGCCCCGCGCTGTTTTTTCGCCCATTCAAAACGTGTAGTGAACGCGGCTGGCCCCGCGCTCTATGCGTTCGTCCTTAACAAATCATCACCACCACATCATGACTATTACCACCCGTCGAATTTATGTGGCCTGTCTCGCTTCGTACAACAACGGCGTGCTCCACGGTGCCTGGATCGACACCGAAGACATGGACGAAGAAGAACTCATGAACGAGATCCGCGAGAAGGTTCTGATCACCAGTAGATTCCCGAACGTCGAAGTTGAATGGCCGGAGGACTCCGGCACGATGGTCCCCAGCTCAGAGGAGTTCGCGATCCACGATCACGAAGGCTACCCGAGCGGCCTGATCGGCGAATACACATCTATGTCCGAGATAGCGTCGATCGAGGAGCAGCTCAGTGAGTTGAGCAGCGACGACGAGATCGAAGCCTTTATGATTTTCGTCAATCAGGTGACTGGCAGCGATCTGACGGATGTGACGGTCGCCCAGTTCCGCGATGCCTACCGTGGTAAATGGGACAGCACAAAAGACTTCGCCGAAGACTGGGCGGTCGACGTGGGCATGATCAAAGAGGATCACCCGATGTTCTCCTACATCGACTGGGAACACTACTGGAGCGGGGATCTGCGCCACAACGGCTTCCAGGAAGAGAACGGGCACATCTTCTTCTATCAGTAAGCTGCTAACAGGATGTCGTAAGATGTGGCCTCTTTTGCCGGAGGCCACTATGACAAGAACTATCCTTCTCGCTTCTTTGCTCGCGCTCGCGGGCTGTACCACCTCTGTCGTACCGCTTAGCCAGACAACGCCCGTTCCACAAGAACAGATTCTCTCGAAGAACCTCACCCAGCCGCACGAGGGGGCGCAAAGCCTCATGGTCGTTCGGGACGCAGGCTTCGGGAAGGGTGGTGCAACGCTTGCCGTCTGGGTTGACGGCGAAAAGGTGGCCACTATCGAACAACGGCAGGCCTTGACGATGTACCTCCCCGAAGGCGAGCACATCGTAACGGCAGGCATGAACTCTCTGCGCGCGCTCGGCGGCGCAGACTCGACTGTCACTGTGCGAATCCCGGCGCGCGTGAAGCTCTACCGAATTTCAATGGACGACGCGATCCACCTACAGCCAGCTGTAGAGTGAAGATCCTCACATCCGACAAAGCCGCCGCAAGGCGGCTTTTCTTTTGGAGACACTGAATGTTGTTGCGTGACCCCGAAGTGATCCGTACGGCGCTTGTCGCCGCCGCAATGGTGCAGGCCTGTCCGCGCCGAGCGAATTTTGAGCCACCGCGCCGATTGAATTCTGAGCCAGGGTGGAGACCGGTCTAAAGCAGGACCGGTTGTGGATAAGTCTATGGGTTTTCGAGTTGTTTGTCCTCCTGCGTATGAGGATGGGTTGCGCCGGGGAAGCTGTGAAGGGCGTAGCCCGTAGCAGATTCCCCGGCGCGGCGAGCGCCGATCATTCGAGCTCAGAAGCACTTGCGGCGTCGGCTTTTCGCGCCGCTTCACGCGACCGGATGCGCTTCTTTGCACTGGCGCTGCTATGCCGGAAACGGTGACTCTCGTTGCCGGTCTCCACGATGTGGCAGTGGTGCGTTAGCCGGTCCAACAACGCTGTGGTCATCTTCGCGTCGCCGAACACGCTCGACCATTCGGCGAAGTCCAGATTCGTCGTGACCGCAACGCTCGTGTGCTCGTACAGGCGGCTCAACAGATGGAACAGCAGTGCCCCGCCGGCCTGGCTGAAGGGCAGATACCCAAGTTCGTCCAGAATGACCAGGTCAAGACGCAGCAGGCTCGCCGCGATCCGCCCGGCGCGACCCTGCGCCTTCTCCTGCTCCAGCGCGTTGGCCAGATCCACGGTCGAGTAGAAGCGCACTCGCTTGCCGTGGTGCATGATCCCCGATACGCCAATGGCGGTCGCCAGATGCGTTTTGCCCGAGCCGGGGCCGCCGACCAGAACCAGGTTGTGTGCACTCTCGGTGAACGTCATGCCGGCTAGTTGCATGACGAGCTGGCGATCGACCGGCGAACCGTCGAACTCGAAGCCGGCCAGATCGCGATGCACCGGGAACTTCGCCGCGTTCATCTGGTGGCTGACCGAACGCACGGCACGATCAGTACTCTCGGCCTGCAGTAGCCGTTCAAGCAACCACTGCGAAGACGCCACCTCGACGTTACCCTGTTCGAGTAGTTCGGCCCAACCGGCAGCCATGCCATGCAGCCGCAACTGCTTGAGTTCGACGATTAGGTCAAGCATGACCGGCCTCCGGCTGTTGGAGCACTGGGCGCAGCCCGTCGTATCGCGATGTGTCGGCAAGCGGCGGTGTCGTCAACTGTAGCGCCGTATCGATCTTCGGCGGCATCTCCACGCTGCGCATGCGCGACAGCACATTCACCACATGCTCGATGCTCACGCGCCCGGAGGGCGGCGCCTGCTCCAATGCAAGTTCGACTGCAATCACTATGGCATCCAGACCGCTTTCGGGTACCAGCGCCAGAACCTTAGCCATTACCCGGTCACCACCTGGCTCGCGTAGTAACGCCCGACGCAGGCGCTGCAGCGGCTCGGGCATATCCAGGAACGGCGCGCCATTGCGCAGGGCGCCGGGCTTGCGCTGGATCAGCGGGATGTAATGCTGCCAGTCGTAGCGCACCAGACCTTCGTCGGCCAGACGGTCATGTTCGGCCACCACCGCGTCATCGCCCACCACCACGACGCGACCCGGATAGAGCCGCGTGCTGAGCATCTGGCCTGCAAATTCGCAGGGTACCGAGTAGCGGTTGCGCCCGATCACCACAAGGCAGGTAGACGACACCCGGGCCGCGCGTTCAACGTAACCGTCAAACGGTGTTGGCATCGGCATCAGATGCGCGCGCTCCTGCTCGAACACGTCGGCAACGCTCAGGTCCCGATAGTCCGGGTGCTTCACCTGCTCCCACAACGACCGGCACCGGCTCGCCAGCCATGCATTCAGATCGGCGAAACTGCCGAATCGCTGCTCGCGCGCTTCGATCCAGATACGCCGGCGGCTGTCCTGCACATTCTTCTCGACGACCCCTTTCTCCCAGCCACTGGCGACATTGCAGAAGTCCGGATCGAACAGGTAATGCGAACACATCACTGCGAAACGCGGATTGACTGTGCGGCCCTTGCCTTTGTGAACCTTGTCGACCGCCGTCTTCATGTTGTCGTAGATGCCACGACGGGCCACCCCGCCGAAGGCCGTGAACGAGCGCGTATGGGCGTCGAACAGCATCTCGTGACCCTGGCTTGGGTAGGCCACGAGCCAGAATGCCCGCGACGCGCACAGCTTCATGTGCGACACCTGCAGCTTGCGGTAAATGCCGCCGACAACCAGTCCTTCCTCGGACCAATCAAACTGGAACGCTTCGCCCAGCTCGAATTGCAGCGGCACAAACGCCGACTTCGAAACCGCTTGGCCTTCGCCTTGCCGCCAGCTCCGGATGAAATCGGTCACCCGCGAATAGCAGCCATCGTAGCCGTTCGCCTTGACCTCCTGGAACAGCATCCAGGCGGTGCGCCGCTCTTTCTTCGGCCGCCTTGCGTCCACGCTGAGCGCCTGCACCAGCGCCTCGTGAAACGGTGTCAGCCGGGTCGACTGCGAGCGCCGCTGATACTTCGGTTCTTCCTGAATCTCCATGCTCAGGTATTTGCTAATCGTGTTGCGCGACAGGCTTGTGAGACGCGCTATCTCGCGTACCGATTTGTTCTGGCGGTGGAACATCCGCCGCACTTTGCCAATCATCGTCATCGGGATCATCCCCAAACACCCTGCCTGAAAAACTAGCAGGATAGGTTGATTACCCGGCTCAGTTTTCAGTCGGCGCGACCCCTACAAATGGCTCAATTTTCGGTCGGCGTAAACAGCAGAACATCATCAATTCCCGCCTGGACCCTGGCCATTGGTTCGGGCAGTGGACCGACGATCCAGCCATCGTCGGCATATTCAATAGCGAATGATGGACGACAAACAAGCCACCACCACAGCAGCCCCGGCTGCACGGCGCATTGACCCTAGCAAGGCGGTCGAGGCGCTGATGATTGCAGGCACGAGCCTGCTGACCAACAAGGAAGTGTTCGCCATTGAGGACGCGCACGACGAGAACCCCTCAGCCATCACGCGCGAGACGTGGAACCGGGCGGCGAAGAACCTGCTTGATTCCAACGCGTTGACCAAGGAGCAGCGCAACCGGCTCAAAGGTCTACGTGATCGCCTGCGTCGCACGAAGGTGAAGTCATGACCGCGGCGCAGCAACAGCGCGCCAGCCCGTTCCCCGTCCCGATTCGCAAGAAGTACGAAAAGCGCCGCTATGGATGGCTGCGCCGAGACGTGTTCGAGAAGCTGGAAATTCTCGAAGGCTACAGTCTTGAGCGTGATCCGAAAGACGATGGCTATCTGAACGCGACGGTCCACGGTTTCTGGATTGTCTGGAAAGCAGCACACGGCAGGACCACGTAGTACCGCATCAAGCAGCATGGCCGGCGCCCACCACCGCCGGCCATGTTGTTCTTCACTTCATCTAATGGATCGAAACATGAAACCTGGCTACACATCTGTGACTTCGTCACAGATCTCCGCATTCGCCTACGACTCGGCAAAGCAGAAACTGAACATCGTCTTCGTTAAGAACGGCGACGAGTACCAGTACAGCAACGTCGATCAGGCCACCCTCGACCAGCTGACTTCTTCGGAATCGTTCGGCAGCACCTTCAGCCGTCTGATCAAGAAGAACCCCCAGACGTTCCCGTTCCAGAAAGTCTGAGCCTCCCATGTGCAAGGAGGAACGCGATCAACAGATCGCGGATCTCTACGCGTCTGGCACTCCCGCTTCACAACTTGCTCGCGACTTCGCCCTGTCGGTTCCTTCGATCAGGGCGATCGTGCGCGCGAAAGGTGTGAAGGCGGGAAGCCGCAAGAAGCAAGAGACCCCCGATCAGCCGAAGCGCCTGCGCAAGTCACTCTCGCGCGTGCATGAAAAGCTCGGCGAAACCCTGGCCACCTTCCGCGCCCTCGAACTCAAGCAGACCCGCCGCGAAGCCGCGGATCGTCTGGGCTGGACCGCGCACAAGGTGATAGCTGTCGAACATGGTCGACATGACGTGACGCTCACGGACCTCATGGATCTCGCCACGTACACGAAGAAGCCGATCAACGAACTGGTCAAGCTATGAACACCGAAGTACAGAACAACAAAATCGAAGTGGCGATGTACGGGCTGCATTGGACCCCGGAAGGCATCGCCTATTTGCATCAGGCGCGCGGCGCGCAGAACTTCCTGTCGATGCGCGCGCCGTCGCCGTTCCTGGTCATTCCGTCGAAACGGATGATGTGCAACCACCTATTCCCGACTGGCGCCCCGGTGCCGGATGTCATCCACTGGAAGCAGTTTCAGGCGCTCGCCCGTGACCCGCTCGTGCAAGCCATGCTGCCGATCCCGAAGCTGGAGCACGAGGCCGGTGTGTACGTGATGGAGGACACGAACGACGAGCTGAACCTGACGCTGCTGACTCTCTCGCGCATGAGCAGCCCACTCACTCCGGTCGTGCGCCGCATCTGGTACTTCAACCAGTCAGAGCTGTCGGCCGAGTTGGACCGCACGAACGTCCAACCGCTGGTCCTCACTGGGGCCACGCCGAAGCACCAGAAGCTGATTGACTCTGTGATCGAGCAGAGCCGCTACAGCGCCCGCCGCGTAATCGTGACGGGTACGGCGGACCTCATTGTCAGCAAGCCCGCCGCGCGCCTGAAAACAGCGCTCCTGGCGGGCGAGGAAGGGCACATCGTATGCCTGCCGCTGGAAGCGCTCGGCATGACCGTGCTGAAGCGGCACGCGCGGCGCGAAGATCCACTGTCGGATTTGCCAGTGGCGCGGGGGAAAGCAGCATGAGAGTCCTCACTGAAGAGCGCGATTTCACCAAACTGTGCCACGCGAATCCCGGCGACGTTGTGCAACTCGTGGATTGCAACATGCTCAGCGAGGGCGCGAGCTATCTGGTTTGCGTCTTGCCTGACGCCGATAAGCGAGCCGCGCGCCCCGGTATGAGCCACGGGCTGTACGACGAGCAACGGCATCTGTTCCTCGTCAACATCGCGACCGGCGAGCGTCGCGACATGGCACACCTTTCATCGCGCGTAATCATCTTCCACCGCGCGGAAGTGCATCTCGGTAGGGAGTTAAAACCATGAGCAACGAAACTTCACTTACTGTCCGCACGCATATCGAGCGGCTAACGGCGGTTGATTTGACGTTCCGCTGGCGCGACCGGCACGGCGAAAACCATGAGCCTACGAAGATGGTAACGCGGCATCTGTTCAACACACTGAAGATGATCTGGAACAACAACGTTCCGGCCTACTACCGCGTTGGTGTGAACGTGCGTCTGTACAGCTTCGGCCCGCACTACACAAACGACTACATGCTGAAAGCGATCTACCAGCTCGGCCATGAGCTGACGAAGCGTCACCTGTCGGCGGAACAAATGCGCTTGTTGCATCAGATGGCTAGCTACTTCACCAACGTCAAAGGATTGCTGACATGAGGACTCTTGCATTTATCTATCACGCGGTGCTTCACCGCTGGGGCAAGAACTGGGAGCTGTTGCAGGACAACTGCCAGACTGCGGCCCTTCAGTATCCAGCCAGCGAAGAAGAGGGCAAGTTCGGCCAGATGTGCGACGAGGCGAAGGAGTTGGTCAATGCCAAATGGCCTGAGAAGGACACTGAAGAAGACGAGTTCTTCATCGTCGCAATGGCTGGCCGGATGTGCTTCTACGAATACGGCACAGAATACGGAGTCGAGCACGACATGCGAATCGAAGTGCAGTGGTCGGACGTGTCGACCGCAGGCACCGGTGACATGGAGGTGATCAACAGCCAGTGGCCCGATCACGAGGCATCCTCGGTCCAGCTGGAGACCAAGGATGGTTGAGAAGAAAGCACTACGCGAACACCAGATTGCTGATCTCGCGTTCTATATCGCAACGAAGCGCTGCCTGAATCTCAGTGACCCCGCATGCCAGAAGACTGGCAGCGCGGTCGTGTACATGGACTACCTCTGGCACAACTGTGGCGTGAAGACGGCGTTTGTCATGCCGATGTCGCTGCTGCGCAAGAACCGGGACGAGATTCTGGAGTTCACTCGCTTCAACAGCAAGGATGTCCAGATCGTGGACGGTGATCGCAAGCGGCGTGAGCGACAGATGCAGAACCGCGAAGCCAAGGTCTTCATCATGGGTTTCCAACAGTGGTCGGATAACTGGCAGGCCGTGAGGAGCTACCAGCCTGAGTTGAACGCTGTTGTCGTCGATGAGCTGCACTTGGGCTACGCGGGCTACAACGCGAAGCGCACCACCAACTGGATTATGTCCATGCGGCAGATCGCGTATTACCTCGGCATGACCGGCACGATCATCAAAGGCAACCTGGGAAGCGCGTACGCCACGATCGAAGTCATCGAGCCGCGCTTCTATGGCTCATTCGGTGGCTTCCTCGGCTACCACCGCCTCCAAGGCGCGAACGGCGAAACGGTCGGCTGGACGAACCACGAGAAGTTGTCTGCGGTGCTCGCTCGCATCGCGGTGCGCCACACCTTCACGGAAGTTCATGGTCCCGAGGCCAAGGTGATCGTCACCGAACTGTGCGACATGTCGCCGAAGCAGCGGACGGCCTATGAGGAGATGGAAGAGGAAGCGCTCGTCGAGCTGGAAGACGAGTTTCTGGAGGGCGCGACGCCAGCAGTCAATGCCATGCGCTGTCGTCAGATCATGTCGCATCCTGAGACCTTCGGAATAGCGAAGGGCGAGTCTACGGGCAAGGACGAGCGGCTGAAGATCCACTTGGCCGACGCCGTGCAGTCGGGTGAGCCTATCGCGATCTTTGCGTGTCTGATTCCGGAGCAGGAACGCATTGTTGAATTGGCCAAGTCAATGGGCCTGCGCACGGGACTGATCAACGGCACGGTGTCGTCATCGCGTCGTGCAGCAATCGACCATGCGTTCCGAGCTGGCTTACTCGACTGCGTGGTTGCATCTGCGGACACCGCAGGCGTCGGCTTCAACTGGAACCATCTAAAGGTGATGGTCTTCTGCTCTCTTAACTACATGGACGATTCATTCGTGCAGGCGTATCGCCGTGGTATTCGCGGCAAGCGCGAGACGGCACTTTTGATCTACGTGCTGGAGTACCGCGACTCGATCGACCAGCGAATCATGCAGATCATCGAGCAGAAGTCGACAGAAGCAAACAAGGTTGACCCGACCAAAGAGATCTTCAGACTCTCGGAGCAGCGCAGGCAGGACCAGAAAGAAATGTTCGATAAGAGCAAGGCCTACGCTCGCAAGATCTCTATGACCGACTTAGCTTAGGAATAGCGGTTACTTGCAAGTGCTGTTCTGGAAGCGTCAACAAACGAATGTGCGTAGCTACACATAAGCGGATCTATCAGTCGCAACTAGCATATAGATGCGATTGAATAGTTAGAAGGTCGAACGTATGATCTTCGAACTCGCCGCTGAGTCCACCACCTTAGCAGCGAGGGCAGTACGAAACAGAAACCTGGCTAATGAAACTGGAGCTTTTACAATGGCTGATCCGATTCAAGAAGCAATTGCCCGCGCACAAGCTAACGCGGGCGCAATCGCAGCGGCAGCAACCTCGTCCCCCGCGAGCGTTGCAGCAGCAGGCGGCGCAGTAGTCCCGGCAGCAGCCGGCACCACCGCAGTAGGTCCGGTTGCTGGCGCAGGCCAGAAGCTGTCGATGGACCAGCTCATGACCGGCGCGATGAACGTCGATGTCTGGGCGAAGGTCAAGGAATACGGTCTCGTGATTGGTACGGCTGGCGACAAGCTGATCACGGAATTCGAAGCCTACATCGACGTGACCGAAGGTATCGGTTTCGCGCCGAAGATGTCGATCAAAGCCGGGAACCCGGCGCAATACTGGTCGACGTATGACGGCGTGCAGTCGGACAAGGGCATCTCGTGGAACGAAGCAGTCACCAAGGCTGCGAACATCGACAACAAGGCGAAGCCGTACCGCTCCGTCGATGTGCCGATGGTTCTGATCAACGATGTCAAGGCACCGGACGGAACGGTGCTGGCGAAGGCTGGTCAGCGCGTGGGCTACGCGACCTCGACCACCAACTGGCGCGAATGGCAGGACTTCTACCAGAAGGTGATGCAGGAAGGCCTGATCGGCGCGCAAGTGCATGTGAAGGTCACGTCGAAGCGCATGACGAACAAGGCGGGTAACGCCTGGGGCGTGATGTGTTGGGCGTCGCTCGGCGAATACGTCGAAGTGGAGCAGGAAGAAGGCGCGACGGCTTAGCGGCCTAGCGTCATCGGAAGCCGCGAACTCGAGAGAGTCCGCGGCTTTTTCTACGTCCCTGCGAGGTCCACATGTCACTTCACCTGATCGACGGGAACAATCAGTTCCGCGTCAAATTCGAGACGAACGGCACGATCCGCGACGTTCTCTATGAGATGAACATGCTTCCCATGTTCGACACCATCATCTGGGTATGGGACGGCCACGGTTCGAAAGACCGCCGTCGCAAGATCTACCCCGGCTACAAGGTCGGCAGAGTGCCGCCACCGGACGCCTTCTACAAAACGATGGATTTGTTCAAGCAAGTGTTGCGCTTCACGCGCTGCATGTCGCTGGAGATCGCGGGTTGGGAAGCAGATGACGTGATCACGCAGCTGGCCAAACACTATCGACCGCTAGTTGATCGCATAAACATCCACTCCACTGACGGCGACTTTCTCGCGTCCTGCGACGGCGTACACACCCACATCATGGGGCGGGACATCGTCCACTACGACAACACCGCGTGGACCGAAGTGCGCCTCATGAAGACGCTGGTCGGGGATAAGTCGGACAAGATCACCGGCATCCCAGGCTTCGGCCCCGCAGCCTGGGAACACTGTGACCGCGAGCGCTGGCTCGCGTACTTCGCCGAGGGCTACAAGCCCTGCTGGGATAGCGAAGCTGGCTCCTTCAATCTCGGCAAGAAGACGGGCGCTTGGGTCAAGGAGAACGAGGCGGTTCTCAAGGCCATGTGGGAGATCACTGGCTTCTACGAGATGCCCCACGAAGATCTCCTGAAGAACCTGGTCGTCGGCCAACGCGACGACCGCGTGCTGAACGAAGTCCTCAAAGACTTCCTGCTGTGAACACCACCACCACGGATCAAGACTATGACACCAGAACGTTTGACGTACCTCGCCGTCAAGGACGAGATCGAGAAGATGCCGCAGCAAGACCGCGACCAGATCCTCGCAGCTGCTAATGACATCAAGGCCACGATGTCCCGCTACGGTGGCCACGGCATGATGGCTGTGGCTCTCGTCGGTGCGGAACTGGCTGCGACGGAGTAACAATGGAATCCGATCGCAAAGTTCTCGTTGATGCGCGCAACTGGGCCGAGCTGGCTCCGCGCATCTCGGGGGAAGTTGCGGCCAAGGGGTTCATCGGGTTCGACATCGAGACGGAAGACTCTGAAAGGCACGAAGGTCTGAACCGTCTCATGAAGATCAACGACGAAGGCAAGAAGGGTGGCAACACCAAACTTGTCTTCGACTTGAACCGCACGACCGTAACAGGATTCTCCATCTACCCGGATGAAAACCACCACGGGTACTACATCAACCTCGCGCACGCCGACATCGAGAACCGCGTGCCTTGGGAAGAAGCGATGAAGCTGCTCGAAGCGAAAAAGCCTGACGCGTACTGGCTGATTCACAACGCAAGCTTCGAGTGGGCAATGATGGCCAAGTCGCTGGGCTTCGATCTCGGTACGCGCGTCATCTGCACGTTGCAGCTGTGCGTCACGGCGTACTCGCCCGACACGTACTTCATCGACAAATTCCGCGAGCCTGGCGTCGGGGGCATCGAGCGCCTGCTGCCGGCTGTGTCGCGCGCGTTCGCAGGGTATGAGCCTGGCCAGACCATGAATGCGGACCAGGAGGATCTGCTCTACAAGGTCATCGCGAAGGAGTCGGATGCGGCGCACAGTTACAACGGCTACGTCGCTTCGATCAAGATCGGCTACGACCTGAAGCGCGCCGTCCACAGCTGGTTCGGCTACAAGATGGCGACGTTCGACGAGACGCTGCGGGGCAGGGCGCATATGGGCCAGCTCACGGGCGAAGAGACCTTCGAGTACGGCGTTGATGATGCGTACTGGTGCGTCCAGCTGTTCCACCGCGTGATGGCCTTCATCATGGCCACGAACCCTCCGGTCTTCAACACGTACATGGAACAGGAGATGCCTTTCGTCTATGAGGCATCGCAGGCGTGGCAACACGGCATCAAGCTGAACGGTAAAGCGGTTCTTGATCGACGTGACCAGGAGCGCTCGAACGAAGCGCGCTGCCTGCGCACGCTGAAGGCTGCGATCCGTGATCTTCTGCCGTTCCCCGACGAGCCACACGAGAAGCTGGTCAAGTACGACAAATGGTACTTCGACCCGGTCAAGGGATCTGAAGGCTGGAAGAAGTACCGCACGCAAATTGCGAAGTGGGCCAACCAGCCGGATAGCGACGACGACTTCGAGCAGTGCATGCAGACGCGCGGCCCGGTGTCGAACGCGTGGGCCATCGAGCGAGGCGTGAAAGAGTCGAGCGGCGTGAACCTGGTCCACTACATGCCGATGCGGACGGTCATCTATGACTTGCTGCGCGGCTCGTACATGCAGGCCGATGGCAAGACGCAAAGCGACGGCGACTGCCGCGACGAGCTGGAGCGCCGCTGGATCAAGCGCTACAACGACGAGATCCTGAAGGGCTGCATCGACGTGAAGACGGACGAGGTCAGCGCTGATCTGAAGCTGTCCGCGAAGACGCTGCCGGCGTTGCAGGAGCTGATCACGCAGTACGAAGCGGGCATGACCATGTTCCGCTGCTACAAGGAGATGGCATCTATCTCCCAACGCGTAAAGCTCTATCTGACGCCTTACCTGTGCCTGGTAGATCCGGACACTGGCCGCGTGTATCCGCAGCTCAGTTCCATGCTCGCCACGCGCCGAAGCTCGTGCCAGAACCCGAACGGCCAGCAGCTCAGCAAGTTCGGCGAGGCGGTGTATGTCCGCGGCTTCTTCGAGGCCGACGACGACGACGCCGAGGGCGAAGAGCATGTCCTCGTGTCGGCCGACTGGTCGGCGGTCGAGCTGGTGATTATCGGGGACTACTCGAATGACCCAGCCTTCCGCAAGGCGTATGGCCAGCGGCCGCACGACGATCTCCACAAAGCCGCCGTGACTGGTCTGATGGGCCTGAGCGACGAAGAGTACGAGAGCCGTCCGGACAAGAAACAACTTCGTACAGACATCGGTAAGCCGGCGAACTTCGGCTACTGGTATTCCGGTGCGCTGGGCACGACCGGCGAGGCGCTAGGCTGGACCAGTGACTTCATGTGGGAGATGGTCGACAAGTACCGCGCGACGTTCCCCGTGGCGGAAGAGTGGCGCGTCAGCACGATCGAGGAAGCTCGCGAGAAGGGTTACGTCGAGCTGCCAGATCACCACCGTCGTGACCGCTTCGAGGCTACGTACGAGTGGATCAACATCATGAAGCAGAAGTTTGCTTCGTATGGAGATCCGGCGATCGCAGCCTTTGGTGACGCGGTCATCAAGAAGATCAACCGCCGCGCCGGCAACCAGTGTGTCAACGCGAAGGTGCAGGGAATGGGTGGCTCTCTCTCGAAGCGGGCAATGATCCGGATGAAAAAGCGGATTGCAGCCGAAGCCTTCCGCGCGCGCTTCTATCTGCTGATTCACGACGAACTGATCTACAGCGTACCGCGTTCGCAGGTGCTGGACTTCTGCGACATGTTCTACGAAGTGATGATCGAAGACGCTGGCTTGATGAAGAACCTGAAGCTCGACTCGTCGCTGGCTATCGGCAAAACCATGCAGCCGTGGAACAAGGAGAAGTGCCCAGCTGGCCAGGTTGAATTGATGGAAATGCAGAAGGGTCTGCCTTGCATTTCTGAAGACCGCTACGGCAAGCGTGCCACGCGTGAAGAACGCTTCGCAATTCTCAACTACATCCTCGACGGTGTGCCCGTCGAAACACAGCAAGAAGAGGAGGCAACAGCATGAGGTTATTCGGCTGGCTACGTAAGAAAGAAGTCCCAGAGCCGATCGCTAAGCCTGCGCCGGCCACCGAAACATGCGCTCGATCGTACTCGGTGTCGGGAGGCCTGGCACGCTCGAATGCGTTGCGCCCGTCGAGCAGCACGACGCGCGACGACAGCAGCGATATGAACGGCCCGCTCAATCCGCTGAGTCCCATCAGCCCACTGAACCCGATCTACCAGCCGGTGAGTGAGCCGTCGCGCAGCACGTACGAGTGCGCGCCCAGCCACAGTTCATCGCACCACACATCGTACGACACGAGCCACCACATCGCGTCGTACGACAACGGCAGCAGCTGGTCGACGAGTAGCGACTGTTCGAGCAGCAGCGACTCGTCGTCGTCCGTCTCGTCGGACTGAATCACCACCACAATGGATCAAGACAATATGTACCGTTTCAATCGCCTCATGGCTGAATGCCGCGCGACAACCAAGAAGAACGACAAGATCGAAGCTCTCACCAAGCTGGGCGCTAACGAAGACGAGTTTGCGAAGAAGATGCTGGTCGCCGCGCTGTCGCCGTTCGTCACCTATGGTGTGAAAGATTTCGATATGCCGGATCATTACTCAGCCTACAACGTGGACCAAGGCGAGGAGTTCATTCAATTGCTGCTGTCGCTCTCCACCCGCCATCTGACGGGAAACGCCGCGAAGGCCGCAATCTTGAGTGTGCTCATGAAGTACGACCAGGAGACCCAGGAGAACCTGGCCTGCGTGCTGCGCAAGAACCTGCGCGTCGGCATCGGTGCGACGGAGATCAACAAGGTGTTCCCGAAGCTGATCCCGGTGTTCGACGTGATGTTGGCCGAGAAGATCGGCGATCACACTCCGACCTTCCCGGCGCAAATCGAGTTCAAGATGGACGGCCAGCGCGTCACGGTCTTCATCCACCCCGGCCAGCCGGTCGTCGGATACTCCCGTGAAGGCCTTGACCAGACGTACTGGATCGGCGGCCTGTTCGACGCGGAGATGCAAGCGCTTCGCGAAGCGCTGGTAGGTAACCAAGCAATGGTCCTCGACGGCGAAGCGATGATCCACGTTGTGGACCCGACGAAGAAGCATCCCTCCTTCTCGGCCACTATGAAGGCTAAGAAGGAGGGCGCGGATCGCTCGCAACTTCGCTTCTATGCATACGACTTCCTCACGATGGTGGAGTGGGACCAGCAGGTTTGTCTGCGGCCGCAGTTCGAGCGCAGCTCCGCGCTCGACATCGCACTAGAGAAGATCTGTGCAGAGGAGGGGCCGGATGGCCTGGAATGGACAGGGCGCCTTCGTCCGAGCTACAAGCAGATCGTCAACAGCCGTGAGGAAACAAAGACGTTCTTCGACATCGCGCTGGCGCAGGGCTTCGAGGGTTTCATGTTGAAGGATCTCAACGCGCCGTACGTCTGGGACCGCTCACCGTTCTGGCTGAAGGGCAAGCCTCTCGACACGGCCGAGGGCCGCATCGTCGCGGCGTATAACGGCAAGAAGAAGGGCAAGTATGAGCATGCGCTCGGTGGCTTCACGATCGAGGGCGCGCTCGAAGACGGTAGTCCCTTCCGCGTCGACGTAGGCGGTGGCTATACGGACGCAGAACGGCACGAGTTCTGGGCGAAGCGCGAGGAGATGATGGGTTGGATTCTCGAATGCGAGTATATGGAGAAGACTTCAGAAGGCTCGCTGCGAAACCCAGTGTTCGTGCGGTTCCGAACAGACAAAGTAGTGTGAGAACTATCAGCTAGTTAGGCGTACTTTGAAGGTTTTATCTAGCTATAATCGCAGCACACCACCACCACGTAGTCAAAGAGAAAATGAAGCAAGTCTGGAAGGATGCAGAGGAAGAGTTCGCCTCTTTCTTTGCGCCTTTCGGCAAGCGCGCAGCAGTAGAGCGGCTTACCGACACGGCGCATGTGCGCGGCGCCACTGGCCTCAATCGAGCAATCAAGGATGCCCAACCAGCTGACTTTGTCGTCACCTGGGATAAACGCATGTTCTACGCCGAAGTGAAGAGCACGGTAAAAGAGCCGTCCTTTCCCTTCAGCATGATTGCCACGAACCAGTGGCGCGCAGCACGCAAGGCAGTAGCAGCAGGCGGGGATTACTACTTCTTCCTCCGACGCGAGTCGGTAGGTATCTGGTACGCAGTCCACGCGTCGCACATCATCGACCACACCACAAAGTCGATGAAGTGGGCAGAGATCGACCACCACCGTATCTCTTCCCATGTGCTGTTTTCACAACTTCTGGCCAACCAACATGACAATCAAATGCCTCGACTTCATGGTCGACTTGGAAACGACCGGCACTCGCTCTGACGAGAACGCGATCATCCAGATCGCCGCCGTTCGCTTCGACCTCGCATCCGGCGAGATCCATCCTGAAACCTTCGATCGCTGCCTGATCATGCCGCCGAAGCGCTACTTCGACGAAGAGACGCGCAGCTGGTGGCTCAAGGACAAGCGAGATATCCTGACCAGCATCATGCAACGTAGCGAGAACCCTGCGAAGGTCATGCAGGACTTCGTGACGTGGGCACGCGTCGGCACGGACCCGTACAACGACACGCTGCGCCTATGGGCGAAGCCGTCGCACTTCGAATACCCGTTCATCGAAAGCTACTGCAAGCAGTTCGAAGTACAGAACCCCTTCCACTTCCGCCAAACGAACGACATGAACTCGTGGATTCGCGGACGTTACTGGCCGCAGCAGCCGCCCGAGTTCGAACGTCTGATCCCGTTCGAGGGGCCGGCACACAGCGCACTGTTCGACGTGTTCCACCAGATCAAGGTGCTCTTCGCCGTTCGCGAGCATTCGACCAAGCATCCATCTCTGCACACCGCAGGGGATGTCGTCGATGCCGCAGTCTGATCGAATCCGCAAGTCGATCGAAGTCATCCTCGCAGCGGTCATCACCGCTGCGGTGATCTTCGTCCTCAGCAAGATTCTCACAAGGTCGTGATCATGAAGATTATGGAAATTGCCGGCCTGAAGGTCGGCTTTATCGGAGACGTGCATCGTGGTCGCGCTTTCCGGACCGGTGTCCCGCTTCACCGCCAGGGTGAACGCGAGGCCAGCATCGCTGCTCAGTTCGTGGAAGAGCTGAACGCGCCTGTCGATGTGAACATTTGCCTCGGCGACATCTTCGACACCTACGTGGTGCCACCCGAGATCGTCCTCGAAGGGGCGATGGCGTACCGTCAAGCCGCTCTCGCGCGCCCCGACACCATCTTCGTGCTGGTCCGTGGCAACCATGACGCTTCGCGCGACGCCGATAAAGCGAGTTCCTACGATCTTCTGCACCAGCTGTTGCTTGGCATCCAGAACATCGTCATCTCGCTGGACAACACCGAGGTCATCGAACACGGCGTCTTCCGCCTCGGTGTGTGCCCGTGGCATCCGTTCCGCAATTCGAACGAGATGGCGCGTGACCTTGGCGCTGACGGCTTCAAGGAGTTCGACCTCGTGGTCGGCCACTGGGATCGTGTGACGTTCGAAGAGAACCCGCACAACGCCGTGCCACTGTTCGAGCTGCGCCCCTTCACCAAGCTGGTTGTGAGCGGCCACGACCATCGTCCGTTCGACGACATGGTCAACGGGGTCCGCGTCATCTTCCCCGGTTCAATGCAGCCGTATGCCCACGGCGAGAACGACGATGACGGTCGCTACGTCACGCTCACGCTCGACGAGCTGCGCGCCGCGTTGGCCACGACGCCCGACCAGTTCCACGACAAGGCGGTGCGCGTGCTGCTGAAGCCGGGTGAAGAGATCGACTTCGAGATCGACGCGTGGGCAGTCACAAAGAAGCCGATCGCCGACAACGGGGAGGAGTTCGTGGACATCACCATGCAGACCGAGTCGTTCGACATGCAGGACATTCTGGCCCGGTGCTTCACCAAGCATGAAGTCTCGCCGGAAACGTCGAGCGGCCTTCTGACGATGTACCTCGAAAAGCGCAACGCGACGGTATAAGGGGAACGACATGCTGGAAAAACTGATCATCAAGAACGGCTACCGCCATCCGCACTCGGTCTTCAATTTTCAGGCTGGCCAGACGGCCATCACAGGAAAGAACGAGTCTGGCAAGTCCGTGACGCTGGAAATGATCCTTTTTGCGCTGTGGGGTAGCGTGGCGCTGCGCGGCGCGGCCGAGGACTACAAGAAGCTCGATGTCGAGCAGACGTTCGAAGTGAAGGGGCGGCGCTACCGCGTCAACCGTACGATCCGCAACGCGAAGCTGGTCGAGCTGCTGGATGGTAGCGAGCGCGACGTGGCGGTCGGCACGAAGCCGGTCAACCTGAAGATGAAGGAGATCTTCGGCTACGACTACACCGTCTTCACTATGGCCAACGCCGTGATGCAGGGCGCGGTCGAAGCGCTGACGGATGCGAAGCCGACTGAGCGTAAGCGCATCGTCGACCAGACCATCGGTCTGTCAGTGCTGGACGATCTGATCAAGCACTGCGGTGATCAGGCGCTGAAGTTCGTGCGCCAAGCCGAGGGCATCTCCAGCGTCCTGCGCGAGCCTACGGCGCCGCCAGTCCCGGAGAACTACGAAAGCAGCTCGACGCTGGAGCTGAAGCGTCAGGAAGCCGTAGTGCATGCCACTGAGCTGAACCAGCTGCGCGGAATGGTCGCCAACAAGCCGGCCGAACCTGTCGCACCTGTCTGCGAGATTGCTGAGACGGTCCTGACGTTGCAGAGCCTTCAGGATATCCGCGCCCAGCTGCTTGACGCTCGCCGACTGGCTGGCCAGAAGGTTGACGCGCTGCGACGTGAGAAAACGCAACTCGAGTCCGAGCTGCTGAAGACCCACGGCCAGCTGAACGGCGAGTCGTTCAACGCTAAGCAGCTGGCCAGCTGTTGCACGCAGCTCGCCGCGCTCGTCCTGCCGACGATGACGCACGACGAGGTCGCCGCCGTCGAGGCGCAGTGGGCCATGCACGACCGCTGGGTGGCAAAGCAGAAGCTGCTGGGGCAGGGCGAGCACGTCTGCCCGAGCTGTGACCACCACTGGCCGCTGGCCAAGGCCGCGCTGGAAGCATACGCCGATGTCGTTGAGACGCCGACCCCGACCATGACGCGCGACCAGCTCATGGCACAGCGGCGGCTGAACAGCAACGTCGCTCAGAAGGCCACGCTGGAGCACTCGATCCCCGAGCTGGAGGCGCTGATCGCCGCGGAGAAACAGGAGCTGGGGCGTGCACTCCAGGCCAAGACCGACGAGATCAACGCGAAGGAGGGTGAGATCGGTGCGGCGAACGACCAGATCTGTGAGGTGGACCAGCTCGTCGGAGCCAACCCGGATCAGTCCGAGCGCATCGCCGCCCGTCAGAAATATGAGGGCGCGCTGCTGGCGTACGGCGCGCAGGTTGCCTCCTACGAGGCGTTCTTCGCCCAGTTGAAAGAGCGTGAGGCACGCATTGCCGAGCTGGAGCCTGTGGAGGCCCGCCTGAAGGCTCTGGAGGAGTGCCTGGTAGCCTCGCGTACCTACGAGCAGGCGCAAGGCGTGTATGAGGCTTCTGCGCGGGTCTACGCTGAGGACAAGCTGAAGATGGAAGGGCTGCTTGAGCAGTCCGAGGACTGGTCGAAGGCGAAGGCCGCGATCGCTGAGGCGAAGGTCGTCATCAAGTCCTTCCTGGTGCCGTCGCTGAACAAGGTCGCGTCGCTCCTGCTCAGTCAGATGACGGGTGGAGCGCGCAGCTCGATCGTGGTCGACGACGATTTCAACATCACCGTGGATGGTCAGCAGGCAACGACGCTGTCCGGATCGGGTAAGGCCGTAGCGAACCTCGCGCTGCGCATCGGCCTCGGGCAAGTTCTAACCAACGGCGTGTTCTCCGTGTTCATGGCTGACGAGTTCGACGAGTCGATGGACGACGAGCGCGCACGCTACACCGCCGAGTGCCTTCAGCGTTTGAAGGAGACCGTCAAACAGGTGATCGTCGTGACGCACAAGCGGCCGATCGCGGATCACATTTTCACGCTACCCCTAAAGGAAGCTGCATGAACTGAGCGATATGGAAAACATCAAGACTCTACTGAATCAGAACTACACCCCACCCGACATCGCTACGCTCCTCGACACCACCGTGGAGCGTGTTGCTGAAGTGATGCGCGAGCTACCGCTCGCGGGCTGGGGAGACCCGAAGCACTACTCCCACATCATCGCTCGACGCAACCGCGCCGAGCGTCGTTGGCCCGATACGGATCTTGGACGGTTGGCAATCTCCAAGATCAAGCACGACAAGGGGGAGTTGACGCTTATGCAGAAGATGGATGAAGGCTACCTAATCCAGTATGCCTTCCCCGTTGAGGAAGTCGTCGCGCGCCGGCTGTGGTTCACAGCGCCGCCCGAGACTTATTGATTCACCACCACTACAGATAGACCATGAACTTCCAGCAATATGTTCCGCTCGCTCTCCGCACAGAGAAGCCGTTGGCCACGGCTTCTCTGCGCCTTGAGCACGCCATCCTCGGTCTGGCCACCGAAGGAGGCGAGTTCACCACCACAGTGAAAAGGGTTGCGATCTACGGTAAGGCGATCAGCCCTGAGTTCATCAAAAACATGCGCGAAGAACTGGGCGACACACTCTGGTACGTTGCAATCGCGTGTGACGCGTTGAACTACACCATCCCGGAGTATCAATTTCTGTTCGACGACTTCGACAGCCATTCGCTCACGGAGAAGCTGAAGCTGGTTTCTTTCCGCTTGTCCATCGAGACCGGGTTCATCGCCTTCGGTCTTCCGAACTTGGGTCATGCGTCGTCGAGAGAGTCCATTATGCGCGGGCTGCTCAACATCGTTTGTGCGGTAGCACACGCATGTGATGCACTTGCCTTCTCGATCGAAGAGATCATGGAGGAAAACATCGCCAAGCTCCGCGAACGCTTCCCCGATGCCTACTCGAACGTCGCTGCTGAAGCAAGAGCAGACAAGGGCGGTCTGGACGCACGCAACTCCTAAACGATAAACAGGAGGGGCCGTCCACCACCGGCCCTGAACCGAAGATGAAACCTACTATTCTGGCCAAGGTGATCGAAGATTCGATCTCGCTCGCGGGCGTTCGCTTCACCACCGTTCAAGTCCGTTACCCTCGCATCGTATTGGCCGAGATGAACACTCATCGCGCGCTGTCGAAGAACGCAGGTTCTTCGCGTGCGAAGCCGGTCAAAACCATGCTCAAGCAAATCTGGAGCGACCCGGCTTGTCCGACCGAGTGGGGCAGCAACCAGGCGGGTATGCAGGCAGGAGCACCGCTGTCGGGTTGGCGTCTGTTCGGCGTGCAAGCGCTGTGGCGTGCTCACGCCAAGGCCTCCGCAGCGATCAGCTGGGGCATGATGAAGCTCGGCGCGCACAAGCAGATTGCCAACCGTGTGACCGAAGCGCACCAGTACGTTGACGCGGCAATCAGCGGCACGGACTGGGACAACTTCGATCTTCTGCGCTGCCACCCAGACGCAGATCCGACGATGCGCGACCTGGCAATCGAGATCATGGTCGCCATCGAACTGAGTGTCCCGAAAGTCCTCACCGGTGGCCAGTGGCATCTCCCGTATGTTCTCACCGAAGAACGTCACACGCTGCCACTCCAAGACCAGATCCAGCTGTCGGTCGCGCGCTGCGCCCGTATCAGCTACACCCCGTTCGACGGCAACCCGTCGATCGAGAAGGAGCGGGAGCGCTACAGCAAGCTCGTCGGCGCTCAGCCGATCCACGCCTCGCCGACCGAACACCAGGCAACGCCGGCAGTCGATGCGAAGCAGCGCTTCGGTAACCTGCGCGGCTGGCGTCAGCACCGTCAGGATGTCGAGGCATCGCTGCCGAAGTACACGGGGCCGCGCCTGCGCCGTGACTTGACGAACGAAGAGCTGATCAAGTTCTTCCGCCAGCCGCTGTCGCGCACGCAGAAGGACGCGCTGCGCATGCAGGTTGAGGCTGCGATGGAGAACCAGCAGGAATACCCGCGTGTGGAGGCGTGATGACCCGCAAGCATAGTCATTACTTCAAAGACTGCCCCTACGATCAGGTTGATGTCTACCGGATGTTGCAGCTGTTCAACGTGACCGACCAGGCACTCGGCCACGCGATCAAGAAGCTGCTGGTTGCAGGCGGGCGCGGAGCTGGCAAGAGCATCGACAAGGACATCCAGGAAGCCATCGACACGCTGACACGCTGGCAGGAGATGCGTGCTGAAGAATCCGCAGTGCCGGTGTCGATTGCTGCGGGAGTGCTTCGATGACCCTTGGAAAAGGATACGTGTCGGCTTCAGTCGTCGAGTGGGTGTACGAGAAGCCCGAGCATATCGGGGCGAAGACGCTGCTGCTGACGATCGGCGGCATCGCGATCACAGGCACATGGAGCGGCGAAGTCGGCCAGAACTACCTCGCATGGGCCGCGCTGCCGAAGCGTGACAAGACGAAAGAGCGAGCGCTGCTGGAGGCGATCCGTCAGAAGAAGGTCTCGGAGAAGAAGTCATGAAGAAGCAACACCAACTCACCTACGCCGATGGCTACGACATGGTCGTCGAGATCGACCATGCCATCCTGACCGAGGAGAAGCTGCACGAACTGAACAACTTCTGGTCGAACCCGGAAGATCGACTCTACCGTTGCACGGTCCTCGACGCGGTGTTGAAGTTGCTCTGTGCTGAGTTCATGCAGCAGAGCGTCGAGCACATGGACCCCGAGGGCCAGTTCAATCACGGACAGGTTGAGGGCTTCCCGCCGCTCGACGGTTCGTGGGGCATCAAGCTCGTTCGGTACGAACCCTTTGAGTTCGAACCCGAGGTGGTGGACGTGCTGGAGGTCAAAGCATGAGCTATTGGGACGATCGGTATCCAGAGATGCCACCTTTGCGCGACCCGCTAAAAATCCTGCTCAGGTCGTTCCTGACCAACTGGATCTTCTACGTCGAGTGGCGCGAGGTCGGTGAGCATTTACGGGAGCTATTCGCGTGGATCCTCGTGTGGGTGGCCAGCGTGCTGCTGCTGGTCACCAGCCCACTCGGGATCCCGGTCACGCTGTGGCTCGTGCGCCGGCAGCAGCGAAGGGCGCTGATCGCGAGGAAGGCGCGGTGGTTGCGGCGACGATTGTCATATACCTGTCGGGGGTATTAGAAATGCGGCGTCCGCAGGTCGCCGTTTGAACCAGGCCGACCATGCGCGGTGCGGTGAGGTAAACTTAACCTCACCGCATACCTAGGGGCATGTGTCGATGATTCCCACGCCGTTTGACCTGATCAGCTACGACGACCTTCTGACACTGCGCGACAACGGCGTGTCTGAGAGTAAGGCGTTGGAGTACAAGCGCGGCTTGCCGGACAATAGCGATAAGGCTAAGCACGCATTTTTGGCCGCAGTTGCCTCCTTTGCCAACACTGACGGTGGAGATCTTCTTTATGGGATTGATGCCCGTGACGGTATTCCGGTCGCCATCCCGGGGATCGGGGTGGTAATCGCCGACCAGCTGAAATTGCGGCTGGAAAGCATGATCCGATCCGGGATCGAACCGCGTCTGCCGAAGTTGGAGTTGAAACTGATACCGGTGCCAGGCGGGGAAGTGCTGCTAGTGCGGGTGGCTAAGAGTTGGGCGGCTCCTCACCGCGTGACGGTCCGGGACAGCGGTCCATTCTATGCTCGACACTCGTCGGGTAAATTCGAGATGGACGTCGCCGAGTTGAGGGTGGCATTCGCCCTGTCGGATGCCATTGCCCAGAGAATCGAGGACTTCCGCAATGATCGCGTGGGGCGAATTCTTGAGTACCGCACCCCGGTTCCGATCCACGTCGGATGCAAGATGGCCGTGCATATCATCCCTCTCTCGGCCTTCGCCGGGCGGAACCAGATAGATATGCGATTCTATAGCGAACAACTGAGGCAGTTTCACCCCCTTGGACGTACGCAATTTCAAAACTCGACGATCAATCTTGAAGGTATCGTGGACTACACGAACCCCGATGCCGAGGGAAAGTCCCATGCTTACACGCAAATATTTCGCGCCGGTATTGTCGAGGCCGTCGAGGTCTTTGCGGGCGGTGAGACGAAGAAGGACATCCACAGCAGGTATTATGAGCAACACGCGTGGAACGCCGTTCAGCGATATCTCGGGCTTCTCGGACAGATGGATGTCTCTGCACCCTTCTATGTGTACCTGTCGTTCATTGACCTTACGGGATACAGATTCATAGTCCCCAATGACGGCTTCGGTTTCTTTCCTCGATTACCAGATCGAAATATCATCTTGCTGCCGGAGATTGTTTTGACCGATCCGACTGTGCCGGCCTTCGAGTCGTTGAGACCGGCGTTTGACATGGTTTGGAATGCGTTCGGGTATTCTGGATCGCAGAATTACGATGAGCAAGGGAACTGGATTGAGAAGGACTGATGTTCAGGGGGAATGCGTCGGCCAATGATGATGTTGGATGCATCGGGCGTCGCCAACAATCGACCCTCGATGTGGCCGATCGTGGTCGGAGTGTCGGGTTCGACGTCGCCGTCACCGCGGACTCTTCAAATGAGAGTCACCTAGCGGTCATTGTCCAAAGCTTTTGTTTCTAGTAATGTGCCCTCACGCGCGGATACACGCCCCGGGCGGTGTCCGTCTACAACGATAAGGATGTCAATGTCGTCTTATGCTTTTTGGAACAACAAGGGTGGCGTTGGGAAAAGCTATCTTTGCTTCATCGGTGCCTGTGAGTACGCTCACTTGCATCCAGACATCGACGTGTTCGTCATCGATCTCTGCCCGCAAGCTAACGTTTCGGAAACGTTACTTGGTGGTCAGCTATCGGGCGGCGCTGCACTGAGGAAGTTGCTCGGGGGAACGGAGCGGATTAGTGTCGGGGGGTATTTGGAGAAGCGGCTCAACTCCCCGTTTATGCAGATACGTGATTCAGCTAAATACGCTGTCCAAGCTTCAAAATGGAACGATAAGATCCCTAAAAATCTCTTTCTTGTATGCGGCGACAACCTGGTCGAGGTGCTGGGCGAAGCCGTGCGTCAGACTTCACAACTCTCAGTACCCATCGACTCGTGGAAGAAGGTGATCTACTGGATTAAGGATTTGAAGGATGAGTTGCGCGAGTCCAGAGAGAACGAGACAGTCTTCTTTTTCGACTGCAATCCAAGTTTCGCCGTCTATACGCAACTGGCGATTGCCGCATCTGAGTACCTAGTTGTTCCGTTTACAGCCGACGAGAGTTCCCGTCGCGGAATGGAAAATATCATTGCGTTGTTGTATGGCCAAGGTGACGAGTATATAGCTAGTTTTGCGAGACTTAGTTTTTATAAACGTGCGAGGGAGGAGGGTATAGACCTTCCCAAGCTCCACACGTTTATTTCAAATCGCGTCACGCTGTTTGACGGGGTTCCGAGTAAAGCATTCGAGGCCGCGAACATCGGCATTCGCGAGACGATCGGTAGATTGGCGAAGAAGCATAGAACCTTGTTTGCGTCGCCTCAAGTGGAGGTCGATGAGCGCTTTGTGGACATTCCGGATTATCATAGTGCATCAATCGTTTCGGCTCTGACCGGCACGCCGCTGCATAGGATGAAGGCCGGCCCCAAGGTCATCAATGGGACGCGTGTGCAGGTAAATCCCGAGCCGCTTCGAAACTATAAAACCGCGTTGGCGAAGCTCGTGAATCGGTTTTAAAAATGCCGTCAAGCGCTTTTAACCGATTTGTTGCGCTGAGAGATAAGGCTGAGCACCTTGTCGAGCACGCGGCGAAGATGAACAAAAAGGCGGACCAATCTGCCAAATCTGTATTTTTGCACGCGGCGCTGGCGGCACAAACTGCGGCTTGGGACGCCTACGTCAAAGCACTGGCCGAGGATTATTACGTCGCTACCGCAAAACCACTAGATCAGAGCTATCATGCAATGCATGCAATAGCACGAGACCGAATGGTTGCGGCAAGAGAGAAATTGAACACGCCAAATAGCGAAAACACCAGAAACTTTTGCTTGGAGTACACCGGTTTTGATCCTTGGCCTCACTGGTCGAGTGTCCGATTGAGAGGGGCCGTCACTGGCTCAGCACTGCACGTCCGTGAACGTCTAAACCAAGTGTTCAAGGTGCGACATAGCTTCGCTCACGGTTTCACCATGCCGGCGTACTCATGGAATCAAGACTCGCAAGGTACGACTCGCCTGACGTGCCAAGTACTTCGAGAAACAGCGAAATTTTTTAGCGGTCTCGCCCAGGGAACGGACGCTGGGATGGCGTCACACATACAGCTACAGCACGGTCTCACACACCCGTGGTAACCGCGTTCATCCCACCTTCCTCATCATCGGGACGACGTTCGACGGGCGTTCTGTCTGTGGCTCGCGCCCGTCGCAGCAGTCAGCGATGAACGCTGCCCACAACTCCAGCGCCCGCCGACGCTCCGGGATCTCTTCCCGCACATCGTAGATCCCTTCCATCCCCTTCAGCTTGTGGTTCAACGCGATCTCGCTGATCTCGTTCGAGATGCCCATGTCACGCATATGGCTCTTCGCCGTGCTGCGGGTGTCGTGCGGCGTGAACCGACGCATCTCCAGCTTGTTGGCCTCGAACGCTCGCGTAATCGCAGCCCACAGTGTCGTGTTGCCGATGTGGGTCTCGCCAAGCCTATTGCGGCGCTTCCCGCTGCGTACGGGTAGCAGCCAGTCCGAGTCGCCGGAAAGGGTGATCAGCTCCTTCATCCAGCCGACGATGACGGGGACCAGAGGGACCAGGAAACCGTTGCGTGTCTTGACCGTCTCGTCGTAGACCCACCAGCTGCCGCGCTTCAGGTCGATGTATTCCTTCTTTGCCATGACGAGTTCGTTCGTCCGCACACAAGTTGCAAGAAGGATGCGCAGCATCAGCCCATTCTCGCGGCCGATCGTTTCGTCGATGTTGGGAAGCAGCTTGCGCAGTTCCCCCTCACTGAGCATGAGACGTTTGCGGACTGGGGGGCGCTTGCCGAGGAGCGACTTCAGCTTGATGCCGAAGGTGGGATTGGTCTGAATGACTTTCCTACCGGCCGCATGGTCGAAGAGCTGCGTCATCGTCGTGAGCATCCGTTTGCATACCGTCCACGAGCGCTTGGAGTTTTCAATGATGTAGACGATATCGGACGGCGTGACCTTGCGGACCTCCAGCGATCCGAGGCCAGGGCGCACGATATTGTCGATGTCCCAAGTGCGGTAGTAGACGGTGACGGCAGCGAGTCCTTCCAGTTGCTTCTCGACGTAGTCGTCGCACAGCTGGTTGACGGTGATCGCCTCGGCCGTGCGCGCCTTCTCCACCTTTTTGTCGGCCGCAGGGTCTTCACCATTGTCGATAGCAACGCGGTGCGCACGAGCGGCCTTGCGCGCTGCGGCCAGGGTCAGATCCGGGTAGTTGCCGAGCGTGAGTTCGCGGCGACGTTTGCCGCGGCTGTAGCGCAGCACCCAGGTAGCGGTAGCGTTTGATGAGAGCGTGAAGGTCAGACCGTCGCCGTCAGCCTTGGCAACCGGCTCGCCTTTGGCAATCCAATGGCGAATCTGGACATCGTCCAGAGCGTGAAAGATGCGTGGCATTTTTGATTTTCTGTGGTGGTAGCTAGAGGCGATTATAAGCGGTCTAGCTACCATGCTGGCTACCAGAAAATCACGCGGTATAGTGAAACGTCATGAAACACTATGAACCGTAAATCCTTGCTGGGCGGGGATTTTATCGGTTTTCATGAAACGTTGCGAATCGCCAAAAACCCTGTATTCACGTTCCAGGTGGCGATTTTCATGAAGTTCTCACGTTCTTGCTGGGCAAGGCTTGGTGGGGAGTTGTCCCCTCGTTTCTGCTTTATTTTGCGTTAACTGCCCGTCTGGCGACCCGAATTCGGATTGGCAGGATCGGGCTGATTCCGATAGACCCGCATCTTATCGCGCGAGACGAGCGACGGTGAAAATTGCCTCGACGGCCGGGAAAAATAAAAGCCCGATCCGGTCATGCCGCGGCGTATAGTGGGATCACATTGACGCTTATCGGGGATTCATCATGGCCCAACTTTATCCTGCCCTTTATAAGGACTTCGAAGTTCATCCGCTGGTGTTTTCGCGGCAGTTCGACAAGTTCGACGGTCACAAGCGTCATGCCGAAGGTTACGACGTTGCGGTACGCGTCTGCCGGCCGGGCGCCATCAGCGGCTCGAAGGCCAGCCGCGTATTTCGTCTCGTGCTGCCGTCCACGTTCTCCGATTTCGGCGTCGCGAAACGCAGCGCGAGTCAGTACGGCGCGGACATCATCGACGGCAAAGTCGAAGGCTCGACGGTCGAGGATCTCTGA